GAGCGTCACCGCCTCGGGCAGCGCGAGCGTCACCGCCTGGGACACCGCGAGCGTCCGCGCCTCGGGCAGCGCGAGCGTCACCGCCTCGGGCAGCGCGAGCGTCACCGCCTGGGACACCGCGAGCGTCACCGCCTGGGACACCGCGAGCGTCCGCGCCTCGGGCAGCGCGAGCGTCCGCGCCTCGGGCAGCGCGAGCGTCACCGCCTCGCAGTATGTCGCGGTGCACAAGTTGAACCGCGCGGTGACGGTTTCGGGTAAGTGCCATGTCATCGAGCCGCCGAATCTGACAGGCGCTGACGCCGCGACCTGGCTCTCGTACCACGGCGTGGAGCCGGACGAGAACGGAATCGTCACGCTGTACAAGGCCGTGAACGACGCCTATACCACCGACTACGGGTTCGACTACTCGCCCGGTGCGACGCCCGAGGCGCCGGACTGGCGACCCGACAACAACTGCGGCAAGGGACTGCACTTCGGCCCGACTCCCGTACACGCCCTGGCGTACCACACGGACGCGACGAAGTTCATGGCGTGTCCGGTGCGCGTGGACGAGATCAGCGTCATTGACCAGCAGAAGGTCAAGGTACGTCGCGTCGTCGAACCCGGCTGCCGAGAGGTTGACATCGACGGTGAGCCGGTGAAGGAAGCGGAAGCCGCCGATCTGCGATGACGGAAAACCAAGAGCCGGTTCCGGTGACGGAGGATTCCCTGTTCCTCCGCAAGTGCGCCGTGGTTCGGGCGGTGCAGTGGACGGGCGACAACCTCGACGCGATGGAGGCACTGCTCGGCCCGCATTTCGACTACAGCGTCGGCGAACCCGGCGCAGTTCGGGACGCGTCAGTCCTTACCTCCGCCCACCACTCCTGGCAGGAGATCTATCCCGGAGACTGGGCCGTGGTCGAGGGTGAGCGCGTCGCCGTCTGCGACCCCGCCGAGTTCGAGGAGCAGTTCGTCGTCGGCAAGCCGGCCTATGACTGGCGCGTGACCACGTCGGGTGTCGTCTGGCCGATGCAGGACGAGGCCGGCTGCCGCGACTTCGGCCGCAAGCGGGCCGCACAGGGTGCCCAGGTGACGCTGGAACGTTCCCTCCGCGGCGCGTGGGAGGTAATGGAGCTGTGACCGGCACGGACATGAAACAAGAGCCGGTTCCGACTCGGAGGATTCCGTATCCTCCGAGTCGGAACCGGCCACACGGCTACGCCAAGTACAAGCTCGAGGGGTGCCGCTGCTACCCGTGCTGCTTGGCGGTGAGCGTGTATAACGCGAAGCGGGAACGCGGTATCGCTTACGGCACCTGGCAGCCTTTCGTCGATGCTGGGCCGGTGCGCGAGCATGTTCTTGCACTGCGCGCGGCGGGACTCGGCCGGCGCAGGCTTCATGTTTTGTCCGGCGTCCCGGAAAGGACGATCGAACAGCTGATCAACGGCAAGCCGGGCAAGCAGCCTTCTAAGAAGGTCCGCGTCGCGACGGCCGAGGCGCTGCTCGCGGTCAAGAAGGACGCTGAACCGGCCGACCATATGCCGGTCGACGCGACCGGGTTCCTGCGCCGGATGCGCGCCTTGATCGCCCGTGGGTTCCCGGGATCCTTCCTCGCCCGCAGGCTCGGCATGACGACCGCGAACTTCTGGAGCCGGCTGGAACGCGAACAGGTGTGGGCGGTGACCGCGCGCCGCGGCCGGGAACTGTACGACGGGCTCTGGAACCAGGACCCGCTGAAGCTGGGTGTCTCTGCGCACTCGTGCAACAGGGCGCGGAACTTCGCCCTCGCTCACGGCTGGCCGGGCCCGCTCGCCTGGGACGACGAGAGCATCGACGACCCGAAGGCGCGCCCGCGCGGTGTCGAGAGGAGGGCGGCGTGATGGACTTCGTCATCACACTGGCCGCGGGTCTCATGGCCGGTTACCTCGCCGGGCGACTGCGTCCCGGTCGGCGGCTGTTCGACAAGGCACTTGACGCAGCAACCGGTGACCGCCGCGGGATCGCGTGGGCGGCTGGTGGACTGCTGGTCCTGCTCGCGCTCGCGGTGCACCCACGCCAGTCGATCCGGTACATCCGGTCGTGGCGCAGACCAGAGGAACGCCTGCCTGCACCAGAGATGGACCCGGGCTGGGGACGGCGCTCATGGGACTGATCCGTGGCGTGTTGTACGGCCTGTCGTTCAGCGTGCTGTTCTGGTGCGCCGTGATCGTCGCCGTCAAGGAGCTGCTGTGACCGCCCCGATCCGCTCCCTGACGGCCGGCCAGGTCGCCGCGGCGCTCTACGTCAGCCAGGCGACGATCGGGCGGTACGCGGTCCTGAAGAAGATCCCGTTCGACGTGACGCCGGGCGGACACCGCCGTTTCAACCTGGCCGAGGTGCGCTCCGCGCTGCTGTGCGAGTCCACGCAGCCGGAGCTGGACCCCGAGGTGCTGCTGTCCGACATGCGCGAGCTGACCAAGGCCGTCGCCAACCTGTCGGCCCGCATCGAACTGTACGTCCAGCAATCGAGAACGAAGGAGGGAGTCCAGTGACCGATTTGCGTGCCCTGAATTCGGCGACGAAGTACCCGTCGATCCCGACCTATCACCTCCTCGGTGAACGCGGCAGCCTGACCGAGGAGGTGATCGAGTTCTCGGGAGAGGAGGTGATCCTCACTGAGAAGGTGGACGGCACCAACTCCCGCATCATCTTGATGCCGGACGGCGACTGGTTCATCGGCTCCCGCGAAGAACTGCTGATGGCCCGTGGCGACCGTGTCTACAACGACGCTCTCGGCATCGTTCACACTCTGCGCCCGGTAGCCGAACGGCTCACCGGCGATCAGGGTGTCAGCGATCGGGCCACGGTGTATTTTCTGGAGACGTACGGCGCACGTATCGGCGGTCAGGCCAAGCAGTACACCGGGGCCGGTGCGGTCGGTTTCCGGCTATTCGACATCGCATTCGTCCCGTTCGAGGTCCTGGAATGGGAGCGCGAGCACATCGCCGCATGGCGGGACAACGGCTACCAGACTTTCGCGAACGAGTCCGTTCTGCGGCGCGCTGCCGAGACCGAGCAGATCGAGCTGACGCCACGTCTGGCTGAATTCCCGGTCCAGATGCTCCCGGCCACGGTCGAGGACACGGCGGCGTGGCTGGAGAAGTACGCACCGGAGACCCTGGTCGCGCTCGACAGCAACGCAGGCGGACGGGCAGAGGGCATCGTGTTGCGGACCCAGGACCGGTCTGTGATCGCCAAGGCGAGGTTTGAGGACTACGCCCGCACGCTTAGGCGACGCAACGGTCTGAAGGCGCGCTGATGGGCACCGCACTCGACCAGGCCGCCGAAGCCGCTGCCGCGTTCCTTGCCACGGCGCAGGCCGAAGGCGCGACCGACGACACCCCCATCCTCGACATCGCCGGCTACGACTTCACGTTCGGCGACCTGCGCACGGTGCTCGGCTCCCTCCCGGGCCGGCTGCCCGCGCCCACTGGGACCGACTACCGTGCGCAGGCAGTGCAGTGGGCCGGTCCGGAGCGGGAGGCGATGGTCGACGTCGTCGCTCTGTTCCTGCATCGCAACGAGTCGCTGCACATGCACGAGGCCATCGGTGAGCCGTGCTGTGCGTACTGCTGGCTGCGTGCCGGCAAGGCGGTCATGGCGCTTGTCACGACCGGGGTAAGGCTGCTCAGCGCCAACGAAATGCTCAAGATCCTTGAGGAGGCGCCTGATGGCGACCGGGCCTGAGCACTACAAGCGCGCCGAGGAACTGCTCGCTGAAGTGACCATGGACGACGGATCCGTCGACTTCGGCGAGGGCGGGGAGGCATATGTGGCCGCTGCCCAGGTGCACGCGACGCTTGCCCTGGCCGCCGCGATCGCCCTGCGGCACGAGGAGCCATGGTTCGCCAATGCTTCCGCGCGTGACGATGGCTCGGGTTGGGCGCAGGTGGCGGGGTGAACGAGACCATTCGCAGCGCCCGTCCGGCGGAGGTGGCCCGGATCCTGGGCCTGGACCCGAAGACCGTGGGCCGTTACGCGCGGGCCGGCCGGATCCCGTTCAGCACGACGCCCAGCGGTCACCGCCGCTACAACATCAACGAGGTGCGTCTCGCGCTCGCCTCGGAGGCCAGCGGCCTGGCGCCGGACGCCGGTACCGTCGGGCCCGCGCTGCTGGCCTGGGAGTTGGAGCAGATCGAGACGCAGCTGGCCGCGATGGCTCTGCGTGTGCAGGCCTTCGCCCGTAGCGTGCGGCAGTACCTGGCCGCACAGGACGGTCATGACGAGTCCTGAGATCTGGACCCTGGGCGCCCTCGAGTCGAAGGTCGATTGGGAGGGCGGGGTGCTGGAGGCGATCGAGTACGGCATCAAGCCGGACGAGGTCCCGGAAGGCGAGCTGCGCGATCTGTGGTCGAAGGCGTGTTCGCTGCACGCCGAGCTGGAGCCGGTGCTGCAGCGCATCGGGAAGATCCTGGAAGAAGGTCGATGAACCATGGGGCAGAGCACTGACGCGTATTTGTTCTACGGCTACTGCTGGAACGAGTACATCGAGGACCTGGATTTCTCGACCGATATGGACGAGGTCGTCAAGGCGATCCTGACCGGCCGTGGGATGACCGATCCGTGGGACGTGCACTACAGCGGCGACTACGAGGCCTACAAGCGATGGGAGGCCGTGCCGGAGAACGCGGCCGAGGTCGCCGCCTATCGTGCGGCGACGGAGCAGGTCAAGGGAGAGCTCGGCGTCGACTGGGACGACCACTGCTCGGGTGACTATCCGATGCCGTACCTGTACGTGACGGGCACCCAGACCACGGCGAGCTGTGGTACGGCGCAGCCGATCACCGAGGACCTGAACGTCGATCCGAAATGGAGAGAGAGGCTGGACGCGTTCCTCTCCTCCCAGGGTATCGAGCCGCCCGAGGGCGAGAACCAGCCCGGCTGGTGGCTCGCCTCGTACTGGGGCTGACGTTGGGTAAGGCGTGCCCGGACAAGATCCGGTACCGCGACCAACTCGGTGCCGAATTGGCGCTGCTGCGGATCCGGCGCAAAGCCGACCGCAAGAAGAGGGCCAAGTCTCCGGTTCGGGTCTACGAGTGTCAGGTCTGCCAGGGATGGCACACGACCTCGCAGGAGAAGAAGACGCCGCCGCAGACCGGCTAGTCTTCAGTCATACCCCGGTCATTGCGGTGGCCGGCCGCGAGGCCCGCTTTGGCGGGCCTCTGCTTATTCCAGGTCCGAAGGAGGAAGGGTCCGGTACCCGATGACCTCGTTCTCGGGTAACACCGCCTCGGAGTAGACGATGACGCCGTCCTCGTCCCACCAGCGCGAGACATGCCCCATCACCGGGGCGCCGGCCGCGACGAACAGCTGGCCGGCTTCCCGGGCCGAGGCGCGCCGCGCGTGCATGTCGTCGCGGGCCGAGGTGATGGTGCGACCGGACGCCTTCAGGTACAGCGCGGTCGCGTGGTTGACGGTCGACGGGGTGGTTTTGGCCAGGCTCGGGGCGAGCACCGCGGCCTCGGCCGGGTACCAGTCGACCACCAGCATCAGGCGCTTGACGCTGCGTCCGACGACGTATTCGCGGCGCAGTGCGCGGGCCGAGGACGGGTCGAGGTCGAAGAGGTCCGCCACGTAAGCCGGCGGGATGACGACCTCGGCCGAGTTCACGAACGCGCTCTCGCCCTCCACCAGGTACGGCAGGTTGCGCCGGACGCGTGAGAGCCGGTCTAGTCCGACGAGCGTGAGCTGGTGCTCGTCGCTGACGTAGACGCCGCGCGGTGTGACGCGTACCAGTCCCTCGACCTGCAGTGCGGCGTACGCCTTTCCCGCGGTCGCGACGGCGACGCCGTGGCCGGCTGCCAGCTCCTCGACCGTGAGCAGCCGCTCGTTCGGTTCGAGGGCGCCTTCCAGGATCCGTTCGCGCAGCTCGTCGACGATCTCGGTGTATTTCGCGGCGCGCGGCATCTTTCACCCCTTGTGGTGGAAACTAGTTTCCTCTACGGTGAAACTAGATTGCTCACTGCGAAGCTTAGGGGACGGCATGGGTGCGCTCAAACCGCTCGACGTCGAGTCATGGATCGACGCCGGCCGCGCCGTCGTCGTGGTGTCCGGGGATCTGGACACTCACACCGCTCCGAGGCTGCGCGCCGAGTTCGAGGAACTGGCGTCTCCGGCCCGCTACCGGCTCGTCGTCGACCTGCGCGACCTGACGTTCCTCGACGAGACCGGGGTGGGCGTGCTGCTCGGTGCGGCGCGGCGGGCCGTCTCCTGTGGCGGCCGGATGGTTCTGATCGCTCCCCGTGACAACGTCGCCTGCAAGCTGCGGAGGATGGGCTTGTCCGGCGTCCTGCCGCAGTTCGGCAGCCTGGACGCCGCGTTCGGGGCGCTGTCGGGGAGAGCTTGACAGATAGTCACACAGGCTCGATGATGTGACTATTAGTCAAACAGTGAGGCGAGGAGCTGGCGATGATTCGCGAGACGTACCAGGGCTGCAAGATCAAGGTCGTCAAGGGCCGCGAATTCGGCTGGGCACGCGTCATCGTCAACGGGGTGGACCAGGGTGATCACATCGAGAGCCAGGAAAAGGCTCTGGAGTCGGCCAAGGGCACGATCGATTACGCGTTGCGGGTCGGGGTGGGCAGCGGCCGGTTCCCGGCGTGCTGGTACGCGCCCGGGACCTATGAGCTGTGCGCAGAGGGGCACGCGAAGCCGATCGGGGGCGAGTGCGGTCACCACTGGTGCGTCGGGCTACGCCAGACGGCCGCGGCTTAGGCGCTCAGTGCCTCGAGGATCGACGCGGTCACGACCCGGACGCTGGAGCCGACCTTCAGCGTCCGGGCCGGGAAGTGCCCGGTGCGAGCCAGCTCGTAGGCGTGGGAGCGGCTGATGCCGAAGGCCTTGGCCGCCTGCTCGATGCTGACGGCGGCCGGCCAGTCGCGGATCTCGTCCAGTGTCGCCATGAATGTCCCCATACGTCGTCTCCGTCCCGAAGAGTGTGGACAGGCGCGTGACTATCTGTCAAGGTAAGGCCGGAAGGGAGGCCCGGTGGCCAAGGAGGAACCGATCCGCAGGATCACGCTCGCGGACGGCAAGACGAAGCGCTACCGCCTCGTCGTGGACATCGGGACCGACCCGATTACCGGAAAACGCCGCCAGTACACCGGCACGTTCGAGAAGCTGAAGGAAGCGAAGAACGAGCTTGCCCGAATCCGGCACGAGCGCGCGACGGGCACCTTCGTCCAGCCGGACAAGACGCGGACGCTGGGCGACGAACTGGACGCGTACCTCAAGGGGCTGCGCGGGAAAGAGGCGGCGACGCTGTACAGCTACGAGGACGCGCTCAAGCCGGCCCGTGTGTACATGGGCGAGCGTCCGCTGCAGGAGCTGGAGAAGAAGGATTTCGACGAGTTCGTCGATTGGATGTTGACGCAGGGGCGGTCCCGGTCGACCTCGTCCCGGTACGGCAAGGGCCACGGTCCGAGGTCGGTGCAGCTCACACTCGGCCGGCTGCAGGCGGCCCTGGACATCGCGGTGACCGAGAAGCGCATCGCGTACAACCCGGTGCGCCTCGTCGAGCGCCCGGCCCAGGTCAAGCCGCAGCATTCGCTCTGGAGCGACGCCGAGGAGGAGCAGTTCTTCGCCCACGCGGCATCAGACCGTCTGGTTGCCGTGATCGAGCTGTTCGCCCGCGGCCTGCGGCCCGAGGAGCTGTGCGGCATCCGGTGGGCCGACGTCGATCCGGCCGCCAGGACCGCGCACACCGGCTTGCACGCCCGCACGCTGGCGGCCGGTAAGCCGGTCGAGAAGCGGGCGAAGACGCAGGCGGGGGAGCGCGTCCTGCCGCTCGACGACGATCTGATCAAGATGCTGGAGGACTGGCGCCTGGCCCAGCTGGCTGAGCGGCGCGAGGTGGGGCCTGCGTACGAGGACGGCGGCTACGTGCTGTGCGACGAGCTCGGGCGCCCGTTCACGCCGTCCAGCCTGCGCCGGTACATGTACGCCTTGATACGCGCGGCCGGAGTGCGGCAGGTGACGCCGTACGAGGCGATGCGGCACGCGGCCGGCAGCCGGATGTCGCGGGCCGGGGTGGCGCCGCAGGTGATCGCGGCGTGGATGGGCCACACGAACCCGTCGTTCACGGCGGACAACTACATGCACGCCCGGCCGCAGGACCTGGCCGCGGCGCGTGACGCGCTCGAGCGCAAGAACAGAGAACAGGGGAGGGACATTGGCGTACTACGACCTGATGACGGTGCGCGAACATCTGGACCGGGCGAAACAGCACCTTCTGGAGTACGCGCAGCTGCATCTGACGGGCGTCGAGTCCGATCCGGTGCGCGGGTTGCTGGCCATGGCCGTCGGCCAGACCGTGGCGGCGGTCGAGGAGTTGACCGAGGGGCTGAAGGAGGTCATGCGCGGTGACTGACGAGAAGCCCGACCGGATGCCGAAGGCCTTTGACGCACAGGCCTTCCGCGAGAGCCTGGAGGCGGCGGCCGGACCGCTCAAGCGAGTAGCCGCGGTCACCGCCCAGATCGGTCTGTCGAGGATCCCGGCCGATGCCGCGTGCTGCTGCCACTGCCCGGTGTACGAGCCGCACGAGTGCGAGGGCTGGCGCGGCGACGGACTGTTCCGTGAGGTTCCTTCGGGCAAGGTGTTCGGTAAGCAGCCGCCCCCGGTCCAGGTGCCCGTCTGCCCGTCCTGCTACGAGGTGCCGGTCCGGGAGGCACTCGGATGAGCCGCCCGGACCGGACCATGTACGTCGCGGTCGGCCTGCTCGCCGCCCTCGTCCTGGTGCTCGTCGGCGTCACGATCGCGTACGTCGTGAGCGGAAACTAGCAAGATCAATAACTGTTTGTGAGAAAATGTGAAAGGAAGATCGTGAAGTCGGTCGCGGCGGGAGCCGGGTAGTCGCTCTACCAGGATAAGCAGGCTCTTGGTAACAGGATCGGCGCGCCGCGAAGCTGATCTCATGTCAAGCATTCTTCGTCTTTGTCCTATTTGTGGGCATTCTCAGGTCCGCTCATCACGATCGATGTCCGGTCATGTCCGTCACAAATTTTCCATTCCGTGAGACCCGATGTGAGAAAAGGTATTGATATGCAGGAGTTCGAGGGCCGAAGCGACGTCCACGTGTTCACCGGTCCGGACGTCCCGAAGGTGTTCGAGGACGCGTACGCGGTCAACGTGGACGGCACGCTCAAAATCTGGCGGTGGTCGACGCGGCAGCAGGCGAAACGCCACCCGGTCGCCGAGTACGCGCCCGGCATGTGGATGAGCTACCACCACCTCGGGGAGCAGGGCGACGAGGTGGCCGAGCCGCAGCAGCGCGCGGCCCAGCCGCGACGGGCGCGCCCGTCGCAAGACGTCGTCGACCACGCCGAGGCGCCGAAGGCGGCCTGGACGCCGGAGAGTCCGGCCGAGCGGGAGGCGGAGATCCGCAGCCGCGAGCCGGGAGCGCCGGAGAACCTGCAGCCGGCAGTGGTGCGCCCGTCCCTTCCCCCGAAAGACTTCCCGGTTCCGACGCACCAGCTTCCGCGGCGCGTCCCCGGCTCCGCGGAGCAGACCGAGGTACTGCCGGCGATCCGGAACGAGGAGCCGCAGCAGTCCGCCGGCCGCCCGTCGATGCGGCGGCGCACGCGTGGAAGCTGGCCCCGCGGCGCCGGTTCCTGGGTCCTCGTCGCGATCGCCGCTGTCAGCCTGCTGATCGGCGTTCACTGAGTCTTGACAGATAGTCACGTACTTGCCTAGGCTTGTCCATGGCGGAATCTTCCCCGGTTACCGCCGGTAGGCCATGGCCCGGACGGTTCGGATGCGACCCCTTCCGAACCGAGGCACAAGCGACTTAACCGCTCCGTTCTCAAGCGGGTTCGACTCCCGCTGTGGCCGCTCTGATCCCGACTGAATCAGGTTTCTTTCATGCCCCGTGTCCTTGTTCCATCACCGAGATACCCCCGGGTTCTGATCGGGGACGACGGCACGATCGTTGGTCCTTCGGGAAAGGTGCTCAAGCCTTTTCCGGACCGTGCTGGGTATCTCCGAGTGACTATCTACCAAGAAGGGGTCTGGTCCCAGCACGGGGTGCACGCTCTGGTTTGTGAGACGTTCCACGGACCACGACCACTCGGTACTCATGCGGCGCACGCCGACGGAGACCCTCTCAACAACAGTGCCAGTAATTTGCGATGGGCGACGCCCAAAGAAAATGAAGCTGACAAGGTCAATCACGGCCGGGGAGTGCAAGGTGAACAGCACCCTCGAGCAAGGTTGACGGTGCAGAGTGTCAAGGAAATCAGGGAGAAGTACGCCTGTGGAGACGTGACACTCAAATCTCTGGCGGCAGAGTACGGAATCTCAGAAGGTCACACTTCCAGCATCGTTCGCCGTAAGAGTTGGGGGCACGTCTAATGCGGACTTTGAGCCTCAGAAATTATCAGCAGGCGGCGGTGGACGCCGTCGAGAAGGCGTGGTCGGAAGGCATACTGCGTCCGGCCATCGTCATGGCGACGGGCCTGGGCAAGTCGCGCACCTTCACCGCGCTCGCGCACCGAGAGGTGGACCGCGGCGGCAAGGTGCTGATCCTGGTGCACCGCGACGAGCTCGCCCAGCAGGCCCGTTCCACGGTCCGTGCCTTCGACCCCGAACTGCAGGTCGGCCTCGTGAAGGCCGAGCACCGGGAAGTGGACGCGCAGGTCGTCGTCGGCTCGGTGCAGACGCTCGCCCGGGCCAAGCGCCGCGAGGAGCTGCGCGGCGTCACGCTCGTGATCGTGGACGAGTGCCACCACGCCGCGGCCCGCTCGTATCTCGAGGTGCTGGAGCACTACGGCTGCTTCCGGGACACCCGGGCGCTGGGCGTGACCGCGACGATGGTGCGCTCGGACACGCGCGGGCTCGGCGATGTGTGGCAGGACGTCGTGTTCAAGCGCGATGTCCTGTTCGGCATCCGCGAGGGCTTCCTGGTCGACGTGCGCGGCAAGGCCGTCGAGGTCGAAGGGCTCGACCTCGCCTCGGTCGCCCGTACGCGCGGCGACTACCAGGACGGCGCCCTGGGCGACGCGATGCTCGCCAGCGGCGCCGGGGAGGCGATCGCGCAGGCGTACAAGGAACATGCCGCGGACCGCCAGGGCGTGCTGTTTGCCCCGACCGTGGCCAGCGCCGAGGCGTTCGCGCAGGAGCTGACGGCCGCCGGCATCCCGGCCGAGACCGTGACCGGCTCGACGCCGTTGGAAGACCGCGCGCTGATCTACAAGCGGGTCCGGCACGGCGACACGCAGGTCCTGTCCAACTGCATGGTGCTAACCGAGGGCTTCGACATGCCGCAGCTCTCCTGCGGCGTCATCGCCCGGCCCACCCAGTCGCAGGGCCTGTACATCCAGATGGCCGGCCGGGTGCTGCGCACCCACCCCGGCAAGAAGGACGCGCTGCTGCTCGACGTCGTCGGCGTCACCTCGCGCATGGGGCTGCGCTCGATCGTCGACCTGACCGAGACCGGAGTGCAGCCGGGCGACGGGGAGTCGCTGGCCGAGGCAATCGAGCGCGATGCGCGTGAACGCAAGGACCTCGAGACGGCCAGCCTCATAAGGCTGGCGAACCTGGCGACCCGCGAGGTCGACCTCTTCCAGCAGTCGCACGCGGCCTGGTTGCAGACGCGCAAGGGGGTGTGGTTCGTCCCGACCCGCGAGCACACCTACTTCCTCTGGCCCGACGGCGAGGACGGCACCTACAAGATCGGCAAGTGCGGGGTGTACAGCGCCTCGGGCGGCCAGTGGCTGATGGACGGGCTACCGCTGGACCTGGCGATGTCCTGGGCCGAGCAGTTCGCCGAGGAGGAGGACCCGATGGTGGCCTCCCGCACCGCGAGCTGGCGCACCAAGAAGGCCAGGCCGAGCGAGGCACAGGTCGGTCACGCGGTGCGGCTCGGGTTGCAGATCAACGACCCGCTCGGCCAACCGTTGAGCAAGAACGAGCTGTCGAATCAGATCTCGATCCATCACGCATCGAAGATCCTTGACCGGGCGGTGTCGGCGTGATGCGCGTCGCGATGCTCCTTCCCGCGGCCGGGGCCACGCCGCAGCGGGAGATCAACTTCTACGGCATCCCCGTTCCGCCGGTCGGCGCGTCCGTCGTCCTCGACTCCAGTGGGCGAAACCGCTCCTACGTCGTCAAGCACCTGGTCTGGCTCCTCGCCGACGTGGTCGACAACCCGGCCGACGACCACGTGCGCGTGGTGCTTCAGGCGACCGCCGACTTCTGCGCGAAACGCAAGTCGAAGAATGCTGAGAAGGGAACACTGTGACCGATCCGTTTACCGCAGCCGAGGGGCAGAAGGCCGTCGATCCGTTCGAGCCGAAGCGTGACAGATGGGGCCGCTACCTGCTGCCGCCGCTGGACAATCCGAAGGGCAGGGAGACCGGACACACCCGGGCGACCACCTTCGCCAAGTCGATCAGCGACACCTTCGCCCTCTCCCAGTGGGGCGACCGCATGGTCGCCAAGGGCCTGACGATCCGTCCGGACCTCTACGCCCTCGCCGCGGCAACGCCGCTGGAGGACAAGGACAAGCTCAACCAGATCGCCGAGGACGCGAAGACCGCGGCCGGCAGCAAGTCGCGCGCCTCGCTCGGCACCGCGCTGCACGCCTTCACCGAGCAGATCGACCGGGGCGAGACGCCGAGCGTGCCCGAGCCCTGGGACAGGGACATCGTCGCCTACCAGCAGGCCGTGGTCGAGGCGGGTCTGACCTACGACCCCGCGCACATCGAACGGATCGTCGTCGTCAAGCAGTTCGAGGTCGCAGGGACCTTCGACCGGCTCACCTGCCTGTCCAAGCCGCTGGTGATGGAGCGCCCGGGCCGCGACCCGCTGCACCTGCCCGTGGGGACGTGGCTGGTCGCGGACCTGAAGACCGGCAAGGACCTGCAGTACGGCTGGAACGAGATCGCGATCCAGCTCGCGCTGTACGCGCACGCCGACGGGATCTGGAACGGCTCGGCGCAAGCCTGGGAGCAGATGCCGCCAGTCGACCGGCGCACCGCGCTGGTCATCCATCTGCCGGTGGGTCAGGCGAAGGCGACGCTCTACGCGGTGGACATCGAGGCCGGCTGGGAGGCCGCCGCGATGTGCGAGCAGGTGCGCGCATGGCGTAAGCGCCGGGCGCTGGCCGGTGCGGTGGCTCTCGGCGGACCGTCCCCGGCGCCCGTCGCCGAGCCGACGTACAGGGACCTGATCTCGGCCGCGCGCAGCAAGGCGGACCTGTCCGCGGTCTGGCAGAAGGCGAACGCGAAGGGCGAATGGACTTCCGAGCTGGAGAAGCTCGGCAAGCAGCGACAGGCGGAACTGGCGCTGGTGTGAATCGGGCGATATCGTAGTCAATCGCCCGTATGTAATAACACTTACATACAGTACTGAATACAAGAGACAGGAGACACACGGTGACCGTCACCGACCCGTTCGCCGCCCCGTCGGGCGGGACCAAGCTCGCGGACTTCAAGGACTGCCTGGTGCTCTTCACGCCCCAGGAGCTGTTGAAGGACGTGGAGACCAAGTACGGCAAGAGCGACGCGGTCTCGACCGACGTCGTCGTGCTCGACGGCCCGAACGCGGGAGAGAAGCACGACTCGGTGAGGATCTTCCAGAAGATCTTCGTGTCCGAGCTCAGCAGCCGCATCGGCAAGGAGCGCGGCATGCTCCTCGCCCGCATCGGCACCGTGCCGAACAAGAAGGACGCGGAGGGCAAGCCGGTGTGGGTGCCCAACGCCCCGACCGACGCGGACAAGCAGCTCGCCCGCGACTACCTGGCCAAGGCGACCGCGCCGAAGGACCCCTTCGCCTGATCGGCACCCCCGCGTGAAGCACCCCCGCCCATCTGACCTGGGCGGGGGTGCCGCATCCGATCCAAGACCGTCCCCGCCCGAAGCGCAAGCACCGGGCCAGCGTGATGCGAGGTGCCAGTGTCTCCGGGTGAGATCGAGCCAGGCTGGGAATCCCTGCCGATCGCTCCCGAACACGCTGCGTACCTGCACGGACACGGCATCGAGCCCGCAGTCGCGGCGCAGCACGGCGTACGCAGCATCAGCGCTGTCGAAGAGTTGCCCGAGGAATTCGCCCACCACGGCGAGAACGCGCTGCCCGCCCTCCTCTACCCCTGGACCGAGCCTGACGGCACCGTGCGCCGTCAGTTGCGCGTACCCGACGGCCGCATCAGGGACGCGTCCGGGCGGCCCGCCAAATACCTGTGGGGCAAGGACGCCGCGGCGAAACTCTGGGCCGCACGCCCGGTCGAGGGCGCGACCCGCATGCTGATCGTCGAAGGCACGAAGCAGACACTCGCCGCGGCCTCCTACGCGCCGCCGGACACCGCGGTGTACGGCATCGGCGGCTGCCGCATGTGGTCCGAGGACGGCGTGCCCACCCCGCACCTGGCGGTCGCCGAGGACCGCGACGTGTTCGTGATCCTCGACGCCGACGCCGCGAGCAACCTCGAGGTCTACAACGCCGGCCTCTCGCTGCTCGGCGCCCTAACCGACCAGGGCGCCGCGAGCGTGAGGTTCGTGCGCCTGTCGGCCGGGAAGAAGGCCGGCCTCGACGACGTGCTCGGCGCCCAGCCCCGTGAGCGGCGCGCCGCGATGCTCGCCAACATGATCGAGAAGACGGCCAAGGCGGGGGTGAAGGCCGCGCGGCCCGCCGACGCCAAGCCGAAGGCGCTGCGCCGCGCCTCCTCCCCGGTCGCCTCGGACGACGGCCGTCCGGTCCTCGTCGTCAACGGTGACAAGCTCAAGGTCATCACGGAGCTGACCGCCGCGCTGAAAGACCGCTGGAGCGGGACGCGGCTGTTCAACTACGGCGGCATCCCGACCCTGCGCCGGGAGGCGAGCACCGATCCGCTGACCAAGGACGCCTTCGCCCGCCTGATCGCCGAGACCGCGCGCACCGTCGCGCGCAGCGGGAGCGAGGGCGAGTACACCGACGTGGACGCGTGGCCGGACGAGCGCACGATCGGTGCGGTGATGTCGGAGCCCAGCGAGTTCGCCAGGCTCGAGCGCATCAGCCGCGTCCCGTACCTGCGCGCCGACGGCTCCGTAGTGCAGGAGCCCGGCTACGACGAGCGCACCAGCACCTATCTGGTCCTCGGCGACGATCTGAGCGGCGTGAGCGTTCCCGAGGATCCGACCGCAGAGCAGGTCGAGGCGGCCAAGTCACTGATCTTCGGCGACCTGCTGCAGGGCTTCCCCTTCCCCGACGACGCGAGCCGGTCCGCCGCCCTCGCCCTGCTGCTCACCCCGTTCATCCGCGGCCTGGTGCCGCTCGTTCCGCTCGCCGTGGTCGACGGGAAGGAAGCCGGATCGGGCAAGAACCTGCTCGCCGACGTCGTCTCGATCGTCGCTACGGGACGGCCCGCGCAACCGCTGCCATACACGACCGACGACGCCGAGCAGCGCAAGGTCATCACGAGCGCGTTCCGCTCCGGAGCGGAGATGTTCGTGTTCGACGAGGCGCACAAGCTCGACGGTCCGTCGTTCGCACGGGCCCTGACCTCGATCACCTACCAGGACCGCGTCCTGGGCGTCTCCAACCTGGTGGAGTTCCCCAACAGGATCACGTGGATGAGCCTGGGCAACCAGGTGCAGATCGCGGGCGACATGGGGCGGCGCTGCTACCGGATCGCGCTCTCGTATCCGGGTTCGAACCCGGAGAACCGGCCGGAGTCCGAGTTCAAGCACCCGGACCTGCGCGAGTGGGCGACCGGCAACCGCGCGCAGCTCGTGAGCGCCTGCCTGACACTGGTGCGGGCCTGGTTCTCGGCCGGCTGCCCGCGCGTGCCGATCGAGTCCATGGGCAGTTTCGAGCTCTGGCAGAAGATGGTCGCCGGGATCCTCGCCCACGCGGGCGTCCCCGGGTTCCTGTCCAACGTCAAGGCCTGGCGTTCCGAGTCCGATTTCGAGAAGGCGCACTGGACCGACCACCTGCGGTGGCTGCGCGAGAGCTTCAAGGACAAGTTCTTCACGACCGGGGATGTCATCAAGGCCCTGGACCGCGACCCCGTCGCCGAGCATCCGCCCGGCCTGGAGGACACCTCGGGCAAGAGCTACCCGCGGCAGCTCGGCCTCGCCTACGCCCGCATGCGCGACCGGTCGATGGACGGACATACGCTGCGCAAGACCGACGAGACCGGGCACGGTCGCGTCACGAAGTGGGCGATCAGCGGGCCGCAGCAGAACAGCGACCCGTTCGCCGAACCTACTGCAGGCTCCGGGCCCGAACCTGCACCGGGTGCAAGTTCTGTTGGACCCGAGCCGGCTGATCCCAACGAAACAGGCCCCTCGGTTGCACCCGGGATGACGGTCACCCAACTGCTCGAGCAGACACCGACCGCGCAGATCGCCATCGAACAGACCCCGCAAGCTCCCAGCGACCTCCTAACCGATCCCAGATTAGGAGACCAGACGCGGGCCGGACCGGACTTCGTACCCGTTGACCATCTCACGCACCTGGCCGTGAAGTTGCCGCCGATCGAATGCGAGACCTGCGACGGCGTCGAGACTCCCGTGCCGCCCGCCGGGATCATCTACCGCTGCGCCACCTGCCATCCCGACACGCTGATGCGGAGCCCGTGATGCAGTACTTCACCGTTCCCCTCGGCGCGGGCGAGGCCGTCGTCCACGCGCCGCAGCCCGGCATGTTCGACCGCAAGGTGTTCCGGGCCCTGTTCCCTGCCGGCGCGCTGTACGGGCTCGACGTCGAGGGCACGTACATGAACGACCTCGGACAATGGGACCCCGGCTTCCGGTTGCGCCTGATCCAGTTCGCGACCACCGGCTACGCCTGGGTCCTGGACCTGGAGGACGAGGAGCAGAAACAGGCCGCGATCGCCCTGCTCAGCGACGAGAGCGTGTCCTTCTGCTCGCACACCGACATGGACGTCATCTCGGTCGCGCTGCAGTTGAACGTGGACCTGACCGGCCGCAACCTCGACACGCGCAACCTTGCGGCCATGGCCGCGCCCGATGACCGCCTCGGCGGCAAGGACCTCAAGACGCTGGCGGCGGTGCACGGGATGCCGCAGGTGCTCGCCGGGGAGGAGCTGCTGCACGCGCGGTTCCGCGAAATGTGGACGGGGCGCAAGAACGCGAAGAAGGCCGACATCGAGGCCTTCGGCTGGGCGAACATCCCGAAGGACGACCCGACCTACCTGATCTACGCCGGCCTCGACGCGATCGCTTGCCGCAGGCTCGCCGAGATCCTCGTCCCCCTCACCCAGGCGCCCCCGGAGTTGCTGCGCATCGAGAACTGGCTGACTGCTCAGGCGGCGCGGATCCGGTTGCGCGGCATGCGCGTCGACCGCGAACTGCTGCAGGAGCTGACCGACGAAGCGGCCCGCGAGACGGGCGAGGCCGAAGCGGTCATCAAGGAGCTGACCGGCGGCGTTCTCGCGCGCTCGCCGAAGATCCAGGGCTGGCTCGGCGAGCATGGCGTCGACTGGCGCACGTGGCCGGGGGCGAGGACCGAAGGCGGCGCGCCGTCGCTGGCCAAGGAGAACGTCAGGCTGCTGCTCGACTACGAGCTGGACGACGACGGCCGGACGGTGGCCGAGCAGCTGATCCGGTTCAAGGGCCACCAGGACATGCTGAACAAGACCAAGGGAGTCTGGGAGCACCTGGCGCCGGACGGCTGCGTGCACCCGGTCCTGAACACGATCGGCGCGGTCACCGGCCGCATGTCCTCGGCCGGCCCGAACTTCCAGAACTTCAGCAAGAAGGACCCGCGCATGCGCGGCTGCTTCCTTCCCGAGCCCGGGCACGTGCTGCTGACCGCGGACTTCGACCAGATCGAACTGCGCGTGACCGCGGCCCTCGCCCAGGAACGCAAGATGATCGACGTCATCCTGGCCGGCGGCGACCTGCACCAGCTGACGGTCGACGAGCTGGCCGAGATGGGCATCGAGATCTCGCGGGACATCGGCAAGATGGCGAACTTCCTGATCGTCTACGGCGGCGGCGGCAAGGCACTGGCGCAGCAGGCGAACATCCCGCTGGAGGCCGCCCAGCGGATCGTCGCCGCGCACCGCGAGCGCTACCAGGCGGTCGCCGACTTCTCCCGCCAGCTCGGCAATTTCCGTGACGCGGTGCGCACCGTCAGCCGGCGCAGCATCCCGGTCAAGCGCTGGGCGAACGGCGACCTGGCCACGTACGCCAACGTGAACTACGTGATCCAGAGCAGCGCCCGCGAGGTCCTGGTCGACGCCTGGTTTTACTTCGCGGCCGAGCTGGGCTACAGCGAGATGGTCTGGTACCCGGTGCACGACGAACTGATTCTCCAGGTTCCCGAATCTCGGGTCTCTGTCGTTTCAGAGGCCATTGAGAAGTCGATGACCTTCGACTTCCTCGGCGTGCCGATCTCCGCCTCGGCCGTCCCCCTGATTGACGAGAAGGGGGAGAGCCGGTGGATGACGTCGAAGACCGCGGAAAAGATCCGGGCAGCGGCAGCGCGAAACTGAGACGCTGCAAGGACTGCGCCGCCGAAGAGGTGGCCACGAAACGGGCCGTTCCGCACCCCGGGCCGCGGTGCGCGACGCACCATCGCCGTGTCGTGGCCGAGCGCCGGGAGCGTGAACACGAGCGCAAGGTGTGTGCGAACTTCGGGTTGAAGCCCGGCGACTACAAGCGGCTGTACGAAGCTCAGGGCGGCAAGTGCGCGGTGTGCCAGGTCGCGACGGGCAAGGCGCGGAAGCTGGCCGTCGACCACGACCACCGCTGCTGCCCGGGAAAGACCTCGTGCGGCAAGTGTGTAAGAGGACTGATTTGCTCGAACTGCAACCGCGACATCGGCAGGCGCCGCGACGACCCCGAAGCGTTCTTCCGGGCCGGCCTGTATCTGATCAACCCGCCCGCACGGGCTGTATTGACAGATAGTCACGCCCTTCCCTAGCATCGCATCATCTGAAAATCGGGCATTTCCGCCCGAAGCTAACCAGACTCAGAGGTCTGATGTGAGCATCTATGACGACCGCGGCGACTTCCGTCTCGGCCGGGTCCTGTTCTACTGCGTACTGGCGATCATCGCCTTGCTCGCTCTGGTGTGGGGATTGCGGGAGTTGTCCGCGAGCACGAGCGGGGCGAAGGGCACGCTGCAGATCCAGCAGCAGCGCGGCACCGCCGCCAACCGCGAGCACTGGTCGGCGACGATCAAGGGCGACTACGAGACCGTCCAGGCCGACCAGCGCAACATCCGCACCGCGGCGCAGGCTGCCGCCGGTTCGCACGCCACCGCCATCGACGCGACCAACCTGACCGGTGTCGAGATGGCCTGCAGCAACGACGTCGCTCAATACAACACCGACGCCGGTAACGCCCTGGCCGTCATCCCAGACGGATACCCCGACCATCTCGACGCGCAGGCGCAGTGCGCCGCCAACACGACAGGACTGCAGACCCCGTGAACAACCGCTCCCCGCGTGCACACACACGCCGCGTACGGACCCTGCTCGTCGGCGCGCTGGTCGCCCTCGGGCTGACGATCAGCCTGGCGGCCTGCCGCTCGACCCAGAGCGCCGACGCCAACCAGCACGTCCAGAACAACCTGTCCGGCGCCATCAGCCAGGTCTTCAGCCAGGCGGTGCCCTACCCCTACGCCAACTGCGACAAGAACGGTAACTGCACCGCCCAGTCGCCCTCCGACCCGCTGGAGCGCAAGAACCTCGCCTTCCGCCTGCAGCAGTACAACTCCAAGGGCAATACCAACTACGTCTACGTCTTCACTTTCTCCGGCCAGGTCGTCGGCTACTACGTGATCCAGGGCAAGGTCAGCAGCACGGCCAGCCAGATGACCTCCACACAGGTCAATGTCGGCTGCGGCGGCACGGAGTGCACGAACGACGCTCCGGGCGACGACGGGTCCTACGGCCCTGACGAAGGCGGACAGTTCGGCGTCTTCTTCCGCACCGTCGGCGGCGCGCTCGTCGAGACCGACCTTCCGTTCCTGGTCTCGAACGCGCCGATCCCCACGTACGCGAGCGTCCCGCAGCTGCAGAAGTAGCCCTGTGAAGCGGCTGGTGTGCCTGGTACGCGGTCACCAGGGCGAATGGGGTGCTTGGACCAATGGCGTGCGCCGGGCGATGTACCGCACCCGGTTCTGCCCGAGGTGTCGGCACGAAGTCATCGAATTCGACGGGAAGCGGAGACGACGAAGAAGAACTCGGACAGGCTCGCCGCCGCAGCCATGATGCTGCTCGGTGGGTCGATCATTCTCGGATACGCGCATTTGAAGATCGCTATGTGGGTCCTGCTCGGTATCGCAACGGTACTGACCGTTGCCGCGTCGATTGGCGAGACACGACGGGTCAAGGGGCAGCGCCAGTCAGGCGCAGACCTCGATTCTCAGGACCGGGTCAAGTCGTAGTTTCAGACCGACCGGACACGGCGACGGCCGTACCGACGACGGCGTGAAGCTGACCGAGCTTCCCGCAGGAGACGGTACGGCCGTCGTGCGCTGTGTGGAAGGTACTGCAGGTCGGGGGATCGGGGACGGCCTTCGCCCGACGACGGCCGGCACTACCGCGGCTGACGGGGGAGAAGTGATCGGTTCCGTGACGGTCGTGGAGGGCGGAACGCTGCTCGTGGAGACGGATGGCGCGGCAGACGATGGCAGCGTGATCCCAGGCCCGGGCAACGGGCGCAGTACTGAAGGCGTGCGGATCCCGCGGTTGGTAAAGATCAGAGCCCCGGCGAGAATCCCGCCGACGAGTCCGGCCGCGACCGTGCTCACCGCTCCCGCGTGGCGGTGCAGGAAGGCCATCGTTCCCGAAGCCGCCGCGCTGAACGCGACCATGCCGCCCTTGATCACTCGCAGATCGGGTTTCGTCGGCGGCTCGGGCGGCAGTTCGACGTGGATCGGCTGAGCGAGCATCCGCAACGCTTCGGCGTGAACGTCGATCTTGCGTTGCAGTTGCCTGATACGCCGGGCCTGAATCCAAATCACACTGGTTCCGACCACGGCTACAGCGCACAAGATGATGAATAGACCGTCAGTCATTCGGATAAGCCTACTCATCACCTGGCTACTCTGCGTCGCACAGCCGGGTGATTCTGGTGATCAGTCAGTTTTCGGTGGATGTCGATGAGCAACTGCCGGTCCGTCGCATCGAGCCGGTCCCATTCCTCTTGCGTGTAGCGGGATCCGGGCGGCGGCCGGTCGCTGTCGCCGGAAGGTCGCAGGCTGTCGATATGGCCTCGCGGCCACTGCAATGCCCGCTCGAGTCCCGCCTTCAGATCCGGGGAGAGCGGATTCTTCCCGGACAGGACACGGCGCAGGTACGACGCGGTGACACCTGCGCGCTCGGCGACCTCCTGCTTGCGGATGCCGAGCTCCAGCCGTCGGTCCTCGACGGCGCGTTCCAAGATGACGGGCGGGGGATCCGTCGACATAAGCGTTGCCCTTTCGTGATGGGGCGCTCATACGCGCACGTTAGCGCACATAGAGACGGAGGCCAAGCGAAGTCGGTTGAAGGCCGTTCTTCTCTTGTCATGTGCGGTGATGTGCGGTAGTTTTTCGTCCATGCCTCGCACCTCCCTCTCACTCCCCTTCAGCTCCGCGCGCCTGCGTCAGGCGCGTGAACGCGCCGGACTGACACAGGAGGACCTGGCGAAACGCACGTCGGAGAGCGCCTGTCCGGTGGACCGCAGCTCGATCAGCCACTACGAGGCCGGAGATCGGCCGCCGAGTGCGCCGGCCCTCAAGTCGCTGGCGGACGCGTTGCAGCTGCCGGTCGACGGCCTGCTCGACGAAACGCACACGCACGAGAAGTCAGGGGAGTGACAGTGGAGAAGATCACGGTTGACGACGTCGAGCAGGCCGCGGCGTGGCTCGTGGAGCGGGGCTGCAAGGCCGCCCCGGTCAAGGCCCCGTCGCACTCCGGCGTGATCTACACCCAGCCGGACAGCCCGCTGGCGTGCTTCGCCCAGGCCGGAGACACCCTGGTCTGGGACGGATCGAGCATCTCGGCGCAGCGGTGAGCGAGCGCTACGGGTCGGGCCCCGGGATGACACCGCAGCGGCTCTACGAGATCCTCACCGCTCTGCGCGCTGTTCCGGCGCCGCCCTGGGGCTGGATCGGCGACACGCGCGGCGGCCCGATCCTGGCCACGCAACACTCCGGCCAGCTGTACGTCATGGGCTTCAGCCGGTGCGGCATGCAGGGAGCACAGCCGCGCTTTCCTGTGAAAGCGCCGAGCGGCTGGTCGCTGATGACGGATGCCAAGGATCTGATCGTCCCGCGGACCGACTACGACCCGAAGACGTTCCGGGACATTGACAACCCGGTCGCGCGGTTTCTCAAGGACGCGCCGCAGTACATCGCTGAGCTGCTGGAAGAGCTCAACCGGCGTGCCCGCAGGCTGGCCGACAAGACGGACGAGCTGAGCACGGCGAAGGAAGAGCTCGAAAAGGCTACCGACCTCTGCGGCGATCACTGCGGGGAACGGGACGAGCTGGAGATCAAGGTCGAGGACCTGGAGCGCAAGATCCATCTGACGCGCGTCGCGCTCGAATCGGCGCAGCACGGTCCGCTCGGCGAGAAGTACATGCCCTTCCTCACCCAGTTGCTCGAGCAGCTGGCGTGAAAGCTCCACTGACGCCCGGAGACCGGGTGATGGTCTCCAACCGCATGAGTTCGCTGATGGGCGAGACCGGCAAGGTGCTCACGATCCAGACGCGGATGTGCAGCGTGCTGCTCGACGGAGACACCGAGCCTCTGACCTTCCACCTAGGAGAGCTGGACAGACTTCCATGACAGGGTTCGAACAGTTTTTGTCGATCGTCGTCGGCGCGGTGTGCGTGATGTTCGTCGGCATCGCCTGGGCCCAGGCCTTCGCTGCCCGGGGAGGTGGCGCGGATGCTGAACCTGGTGATCGCCACATCGACGTCTGAGGCGCCAGACCTCGACGAGATCTACTGCACCTGCGCGCTCGCGGCCGGCGACGAAGTCAAGGTCGAGATCGACGACGGAGCGATCATGATGGCGTGCCCGCGCTGCGGCCGGCAGGTCTCACTGGAGACCGTGTCCGTTCACGCCGCCCCGCGCACTGCGGTGTTGGCCGCCGAGACGGACGGCTCGCAGCACTGGCTGGAGGTCCGGATCTGATGGCCGAGCACACGATCTACACCCGGGCCCTGGACGGCGACTGGTTGCGCGTCGAGTGCGCCTGCGGCGAGGCGATCGGCACGTTCACCGACACGTTGATCGGCAGGGCGCTGGCCACCAGCGCCAAGACGGCGCACCGGTTGGCCGCCGAGCCGGACCGGGGCGTCCCCGTGCTGCCCGACTACGAGACCTCGCCCGAGACGCTGTCCGTCCTCGAACGCGTCGCGGCCGAGCGGCAGCGCCAGATGGAGAAGTGGGGCCACCAGCAGCACCCGGACGACACGGGCGGCGAAGGCCTGCAACGGGCCGCCGACCTCGCCCGGACCATCTGCCAGGGCGCAGCCGCGCACACGCCTGGCGGCCCCGGCTGGCGGCTGATCCTGAACGAGGAAGTCGCCGAGGCCTTCGCGGAGACTGATCCCGAGAAGCTGGTCGGCGAACTGGTTCAGGTCATGGCGGTGTGCTCGGCCTGGATCGAGGACATCGAGTCTCGGACCGCCTGATGCACGAGACGTATATCGTCCTGCTCCCCTCCCAGGGCACCGTGCGGGCCCGCTGCCTGTGCAGTTGGGCCGGGGAGGAAAAAAAAAATCGCAGACTTCGAACTCGCAGTTGCCGAGGAGACCGACCACATCGCGGACGCGCTCTACGAGCTCGTCTTCGGTACTGACGCGGAGGTGGGGCAGTGACACGTCTTACAGCCGCTGAACGGTACGCGGCCCGGCAGAAACGCAAGGAAGACCGGGCACAGGAGGCTCTCCAGCTGGCTGCCGCCCGGACTGAGCGCATGGCCATGGCCCAGGATCGGCACCAGGCACTGCGCTTGAAAATCCTGCCCCGTGGCGACTGCCTCTCCTCTGATCTGGTCGATCGCCACTTCCCTGTTCTGCACTGGCTCGAGGCGTGGCTGGAGTGTGGCGGCTGCCCGCACCGCGGCTACCCAGGCGACACCTGGCCGTGCGGCGTTGTGAAGGTGTTGGAGCGGCACGCCGACTGCAAGGAGGATCTCTGTGTCCACGCTGACGAGTGAGTTCGACCAGCACATCGAGATCCAGGAGATCGAGAGCGCCCGCACCGACTGGCACGAGGCGCGCTGCACCGCCGGCCCGACCATGGACTGCTGGTCGACGACCGGTATTCGCCGGATCGTCGAGGACGCGGCGCGCGAGCACATCGAGCGGGACCACTCACCCTGTCCGGACTGCGACGAGGCACTGGCCGCGACCGAGCCCGCCCGGGCGCCCGCAGTGAACCAGGCCTTCCGTGCCTATGTGACAGGCTCGGCGTTCCGTCTCGACCTCGGCAAGACCCTGATCGAGGCGCTCGTGCACATCGACTGGGTGCTGCGCCTGGAGGCGGCCGGCGGCCACCGCCTGGATCCCGTTACCTGGGTGAGAAGCCCGTCGATGTTCGCGACGGGTGCACCGGGTCTGGAGCGCCGCGGCCTGATCTGGCACCGGTACGACGGCAGCCGGACGGATAAGCGGCCCTTCTCCGACTTCTACGGAGTCACCCCGGCCGGGAAACTCGTCATCGCCCTGCTGAAGGAAGCCGGGATCTGGGACGAGTACGCAGCCCTGTATCCGCCCGTCGCGCCGTGACCGGCGAGACGGGCGAGGACGCGCAGGAAGACGAGGAGCGCGAGCCGGTCTGCGGTGAGGACTTCTGCCCGGAGTGCGGTTGCTGCATGGCGTGTTTCTTCTGCACGCTCGACGAATGCTGCTTCCCCAACCGAAATGACTGAGTGACAACCCTCTTGTTTGACAGATAGTCACACACCATCGTACGATCTGACTGTACTGATTTATCCGCGTAATGGGGGATCCATGCTGCACCGAATCCTGCGCTCTCGCACCTTCCGGGACCTGACCGACACCGCCATCGTTCTCGCCACCACTGGACTGGTCCTGTTCGTCGCCGGCACGTTGACCGCGCAGTGGATGGTGCACCAGTGGACGATGTCGGCCCAGATCGGCGCCACTCTCGTGCTGATCTACGCCGGCCTGGCCATTCCCGTGGCCGCCGCGTACGCCCTGCCCCGCTTCGTGCGGATCTCGAGGTCGGTCCGTGGACGCTGACGGGATCGAGCAGGCCTACCGCGAGAGTCACCGGTTCGTCTTCCAGTTCCTCTACAAGCGGCTGCGCCACCACGAGACCGCCGAGGATCTGACGGCGGAGACCTTCGCCCGTGCCCTGGCCCGCTGGGACAGCTACACCGAGCGCGGCAGCTGCAGGCAGGCGTGGCTGGTCACGATCGCGCGCAACCTGCTCGCCGACCATCTGAAGTCGGCGCGCGTGCGCTGCGAAGTGCCCACGGCAGACATGTACGACGCCGACCGCGTCGCCCCCGACGTGTGGGAGCAGGTCCAGCAGACGCTGTACCGCACCACGGTCAATCAGGCGCTGCGCGGCCTGGTCCCCAACCAGCGCCGCTGCCTGGAGCTGAGGTTTCTGCGTGACCTGTCGATCAAGGAGACCTCGGCCGCGCTCGCCATCAGCGACGGCGCGGCCAAACAACTGCAGCTGCGCGCCATGGAAGCGGTCCGCTGCCGCATCACGACTGGAGCCTATCGATGATCATGACGCAAGGATCCATGGGCAAGTCCCTGGCCGGCATCCTCGGCCCGCGCATTGTCACGGGCGAACTGGCGAACCCCACGACGACCGAGGACCTGGCGAAGCAGTACGCCGTCTCCCGCACCGTCGTGCGCGATGCGCTCGCCGAGTTGCGGGCCAAGGGCCTGGTCGCCGTCCGCAGCGGTACTGGTGTCACGCCCGCACCGCGGGAGGAGTGGAACCTGAACGACCCGGACGTACTGCGCTGGGTGCTGCCCGGCGACCCGCAGCTGAACAACGAGGCGCTGGGGCTGCTGACCGTGATCAACGAGTTCAGCGGCGGTCCGCTGTCCGAGGCGCTGTGCCAGATGCTGGAACAGGCTCTGGCATGAGCCGACGGGAACGCACGCTGCGCCGGATCGCCGAGCGACGCAGCCGGGAACTGGACCGGGACGACGTAGACCTGCTCTGCGGCCTGGCCGCGGCGCGGCTGACCTCGGTCACCTCCCTACCCGAGCAGCCGGGCCTGGAGACCGTGAGCCCCGTGTATTTCGAGCGGCTGACGTCCCTGGCCGAGAAGCTCATCTTCGCCCGGGACCACTGGAGGGAGACCGCATGAGCGACAGCAAGGCGCCGAAGCCGCCGCACGGCAGCCCGCTGACGTCCCGTGAGGTGCAAGTGCTCTGGTGCAAGGCACACGGACTGACCTACGAGGACACTGGCAACAGAGTCGGTATCAGTAACCTGACGGTTAAGTCGCACCTGCGCCGGGCGTTCGCACGGCTGGGCGCGCATGACGCCGCGCACGCCGTGGCGCTGTGTTTCCGGACGGGTGTTTTCCCTCCGCCCGGGCGCTTCGTGCTGACGCTGGACGAGATGACGCGCGATCCCAGGAGGCGCGGTGCCTAAGCCTGCCACGACATTCCGGCCGGGCGAACAGGTCGAGGTCAAGCAACTGACCGGTTGGAAGACCGGTGTGGTGCTGACCGCCAACTCGCTCGGTTCCGGCCGGGAGCTGTACCAGGTGCAGGTGAAGGGCGATGCCTTCCCGCGCACCTACCGACTCGACCAGGTGCGCAAGCCGGCGGTGTGCGCCAACTGCGCCGAACTGGAGCGCAAGAACAAGGACCTGGAGGCCAGGCTCGCCCTGACCACGGACGAGCTGAGGAAGTGGGTGAACGCCGGATGACGCTGCCCGACCTGCGCACGGAGACCTCTACGGCCCTGCACCGCGCGCTGCACGCGCTCGTGACCGAGCCGCCGACCACCAACTACAACCACAACCAGTGCCTCAAGACGTGGGCGACCGCCAAGGAGCTCTACGCCCTGCGCGCGAGCTGGGCCAAGGACGGCTGGCTGGAGGAGCGCACGGTCAAGGACCAGATCGAGCACTGGTACAAGCTGCTGGCCGCGGCCTTCGAACCGCAAGCCGCGTGAGCAGCAGCCTGGAGGAGCAGATCGCGCTGCTGGCCAAGGCCTACAAGCCGGTCCGCCAGGCGTTCCTGCCCGAGAGCATCGCCACGCACCACCGGGTCGTGCGCACCGACCCCGCCATCCTGGTCTGCGCCCTGGTCTCGTGGTGCGCCGACAAGTGCACGCTGCCGCGGCAGTACTGGGACCGGGTGGACGAGATCTCGGCGCGCGTACGCGGCCGGTATCCCGACGCCGAGGAGAGGAGGAAGAACCATGACAACGACACCGATCTATGACCAGCTGGTCGCCGAACGAGGCGATCCGAGTCAGTTCGCCGCGCACACCATTTCCGATTGGCTGCCGTGGACGTACGACACGAACAGCGTCATCGACCTGTCGCGGGCCCCGGTGACCCGGGCCGGCGGCAAGCGCAAGGGAAGGAAGCGCGGGCGGTGAAGATGCTCATGGTCCCGGCCGACGGGCACAAGCCGGTGCGGGAGGTTCGTGTCCCGTGGTCCGACGGCGCGACGTCGCGCAAGATCCGCCGGCTGATCGGTTACGACGACGTGCGGCGGCACACGCTGTCGGTGCCGCGTTACGACCACGGAGCCGAGATCCGGGTGTTCGCGGCGGACCTTGCCGCGGACCAGCTGTGCTCGCTACAGCGCAACCGTCGCGCCGAGCAGCTGGTGTCCGTCGCCGTTCATGGCGATGTGGTCGTCGTGGGGATCCTGTCGCTGGGCGGCAGGTTCTTCGCCGGCCTCTCTCCCGAGGCGGGCCGCCGGCTGCTCGGTCGGATGGGCGCCGGGTGGTGACGCTGAAATCAGGTTGACGGATAGTCACGTCGCCCTGTACTGTCTTTCTCGGAGCGGGTTGAAAGGCTCTCGGTTATCTGGCTGATGACTCCGGGGACCAGCTTTGCGCATCTGCTCCGCTGACAACTGAACACAGTGAGCCTGGTCCGGGTTGAATGACCGTCGGTTATCGATTCTGGTTCGAGAGGTTGCGGGTTCGAATCCCGTCCAAACGGAGAGATCCGTATGGGTAGCTCAACTGGTAGAGCGCTAAAACCCGGTGGTCGACACCGCATCCGGACACTCGTGAATCGCCGAGCCTGACGGCTCGATCGAGCGGGTTGAAAGGCCGTCGGTTATCTCCTGTTAAGAGAGTGGTTGCGGGTTCAAGTCCCGTCGCACCTTCGGGTGCGTAGCTCAATTGGCAGAGCACTTAACACCGGTGGCCGCCCTCCGTATCCGCTCACCTCGCACCACCGACGGGTTGAACGATTATCGGTTACCCCTTGCAAAGGAGAGACGCGGGTTCGAATCCCGTCCAATCCCTCGGGATTGGTTGTCTAGCGGCCTAAGACGCTTAAACCCGGTAGTCACTCCCGCATCCGTCCCCTGACCGGCCCGCACGACACCCCCTCGTGCGGGCCGGTTCGCGTCCGGCCCCGGCCGTGTTGAATCCTCGAAAGGAAACCACGATGGACGCCCTGTCCATGGTCAGCACCGTGCGCACGCCGCAGACCGAGCCGATCCCCGGCCGCCAGGCCGAGATGGTCCGCAACAACGCGGGCGGCTTCACCTTCGGCAAGGACCTCTGGACGAAGCTTGAGGACTTCCTGATCCTCGGCACGACCGGCGGCACCTACTACGTCGGGGAGAAGGAGCACACCTTCGCCAACGCGCAGGTGGTCTTCGACGCGATCGGGGCTGATGGCTGCCGCGCGGTCCAGCTGGCCACCGAGGTCAGCACCGCCGGCCGCGCGCCGAAGAATTTCCCGGCCCTCTTCGTCCTCGCCGCGGCCTTCGCCCGAGGCGACCTGGACGCGCGCCGCGCGGCGCGTGGTGCGCTGCCATCGATCGCGCGCACCACCGACCACTTCGCGCATTTCTGGGGCTACTACAAGAACCTCAAGGGCAAGCCCTCGGGGAAGGGCATCGCGCCGGTCATGAACCGGCTGATGCGCGGCGCTCTGGCCGACTGGTTCTTGGCCGACGACGCGGACCGCATCGCGTTCCGGGCGTGCAAGGCCCGCTCGCGCAAGACCGGCAGCGGCGAGCCCTTCGCCCTGCGGGACATGCTGCGCCTCGCGAAGCCATCGCTGATCAAGATGGACCCGGCGACCGACGCCCTGTTCGGCTGGCTCGCGGGCAACGTTCCGGACGAGCAGGCGGCCCTGGTGCTGCCGAGCGTGGAGAAGTACCGGATCGCCAAGGCGGTCACAGGTCCGAAGGAGGCGGTCACCGCGGTGCGGACCCTGCGCGTGCCGTGGGAGTTCCTGCCGGACGCGGTACTCGACTCGCCCGAGGTCTGGGAAGCGCTGACCGAGACGGTCGGCATGACGGCCCTGATCCGCAATCTCGCGCGGATGACCAGGATCGCGGCTCTCAAGCCCTATGGAGGCGAGGCCGTTTCGACGGTCGTACGCCGGCTGACCGACGGCGAGGCGTTGAAGAAGGCGCGCATCCACCCCCTCGACGTCTACCTCGCCCTGAAGGTCTACAACTCGGGGGCAGCGCAGCCCAACCCGAAGGCGCCGCTGCGCACCTGGACACCGCTCGCGGCGATCTCCGATGCGCTGGAGGAGGCCTACGAGCTCTCCTTCGGCTACGTCGAGCCTTCGGGGAAGCGGCTGCTGGTCGCGGTCGACTCGTCCGGGTCGATGTCCAACGGCTTCGGCGGCCGGGTCGTGCTCGGCGGCTCGCCCCTGGGCTCCCCGTACGAGATCGCGTGCGGGATGGCGGCGGCGATGTCCCGGATCGAGAAGGGCAACGTCCACGTCATCGACGTCGACACCGCCGTGCGCAGGTCGCGGGTCACGCCGCGCACCAACCTGCGCGAGATCGCGTCCTGGCAGCCGAGCGGCGGCGGGACGGACCTGTCACTCCCGTTCGAGTGGGCCGCTTCCCAGCGGATCGCGGTCGACGGGTTCCTGGTGCTGACGGACAACGAGACGTGGGCCGGCCGGTACCAGCACCCGAGCCAGGCTCTGGACGGCTACCGTTCGTCGGTGAATCCGCAGGCGCGCGTCATCGTCGCGTCGATGACCGCGGCCGGCCACTCGATCGCCGACCCGAAGCAGCAGGGTGTGCTGCAGGTGGCTGGATTCGACGCGGCGCTGCCGCAGCTGGTCTCCGGGTTCCTGCGCTCGCCGCGCACGGACGACAACGTGCAGGAGCTGCTGCACGAGGCGCGCCGCTCGATGTAAGGTGGTGGACGCATCCTCGGATGTGCGGGGCTGGCTAGGTAAGTCCGGGAAGCCGGACCGTGCTGAGGTGTATGGGCCAGCAGAGCCGGGGGCGGCAATCCGGTTCACAGCAGGGTGGAGCAGTTCGGTAGCTCGTCGGGCTCATAACCCGAAGGTCGTGGGTTCAAATCCCATCCCTGCCACATATCCGCGTGAGTAGCCTTGACCGGTGAGGGGCGCGGGTCAAAGCGGGAGTAAGGTTGCTGCGGTCTTCCCCCGCCTGTTTGCAGTGGTTCAAGGAGCCTCGTCAGCTCCGGGTAGTTGATTCAAGGACGGTGCGCGCGCCATCCGCGAGGATCTGCTAGGACACGGCAGGCAGTTGATCAGCCAGACTTGGACCGCCCCAGTCGTCGAGGCCGACTGGGGCGGTTCTCTTTTCAGTGCCCCGATGTACTCTGGTTGACATGAGGGCTCAGTTCGAGGGCGGCGGCCCGTATCAGAGCACAGGGGACGGCGGCCCGTCGGCCGGCGGACCCGATCTCGGCACGGTCATCCCGCAGGAACTCGCCAACACCCATCATCCGCGGGGCGCGGCCGAGATGAATCAGGATCAGCGCATGGAGCCGACTCCGGCGCATCAGGTCGGCGACCGGGTCGTGCACCGCACGCTCGGCGAGGGCACCGTGGTCGGCCACCACCGTGATCCGCACACCGCTCGCGTGATGCCGCGCGTAGCCTTCGCGGGCGAGGACGCCTCACTCGCCCAGGGCATCGCGCCGAACTCGATCCGCCCGGTCGGCGCCACACCGGTCGACTTGTACAGCGGTACTCAGGACGCTGTTTCTGATGCTCCCAGGAGGGCGCGATGACGCTCGAGGTCGCCACCGACCAGCCGCCCGGGGACCGCAGCGGCAACCCGGCCTACACGCCGGGGGACCGCGTCCAGCACCGCCTGTCGGGGCAGGAGGGCGTCGTCACGGGCGTGCACATGGACCCGTTCGCCCAGGACACCGCGCACCCGATCGTGGAGTGGACCGGGGACGGTGACGGGTTCGGCCAAGGCTACAGCTCAACGCAACTGGTGAAGTTCTGATGCCGGCGCTCCAGTCGGCCTCGCAGACCGAGCCCGAGACCGCACACCAGCACCTCGGCGAGTCCCGCTCATGTGTCTGTTCCTGTCCCCACTGCTGGGATCCAGCGACCCAGAGGTGCGTCTGCCCGGACTGTACGCCCGCCTTCCGGCATCCGCTGACGCACAGTGCCTGACAAGGCTCTGCCGCGTGTCGAGCGCGATCCGGTCGATAACCATCCTGTCTTCTTCCATGCCTGTACCGGGGTCCACGCCGGGTGGGACGACATCGGCGGCAAACTCCCGCTCGGTCCCGAAGGCTGGCAGTGGCTGCCCGACGGATCGCTGAGTCCTTCCATCGAGTGCCGGGAGTGCGGCACGCACGGTTTCTGGCGCGCACCCGGTGTCTGGGTGCGCGCATGACGAAGGGCCCGGCTCAACGAGCCGGGCCCTTCTTGCGTATCAGCTTCCTTATCTACCGTCGCTGATGCCCAGCGCCTCGAGCAGGTCGGCGCGCTTGATCGTCTGGCGCTTGTAGCTCTCACGCGCCAACTTGCGGACCTTCGCCAGGGCGATGGCGTCCGGACCGGACCCGGCGTGCGCCCAGCCGGCGGCCTCGATCTTGGTCACAGCAGTGTTGTCCAGCTCCTCCATGGTGCGCACGTTGTAGATGCGATCCACCTCGGCACGGTAACTGGCCGGCAGGATCTCGGCGGCGATGCGCGCGAGACGGAAGTACCCCTTCACACGTGCCTCCAAGGCAGCGCGCGTCTCCCGGACGACCTTGTCCATCTCCGCCTCGCGCTTGACGTCGCGCAGCAGGTTGCGCGCCTCGAGCAACTGCAGCACGCCGAGCAGGTAGTCCTTCGCGTGGAAGAGAACCCAGCGCTTGCCCTCGAGCTGCTTGAGTGCGTGTTGCACGACCTCGGAGACCTTGTCCTCGTGCAGGATCTCGGCAGCGTCGGCGGCGTCATCGCGGGGTGTAGCAGTGGCCATGTGTACCTCTCAGATCGCGTAGAACTGGTTCCAGACGGCCTGCAGCAGCGGCAGGTCGCTGACGCGGTACGCGGCCACCTCGACCTCGCGCACCTTGCCTGACGGGGAGGTGATGGTCTGCCAGATGCTCGTGGGCTTCCGGCCGCCACGCAGTTCGCTGTACAGCGCCTTGACGCGCTCGCCGAAGGTGCCCCAGACCGAGCGCAGCACGCCGCCGGACAGGCCGCGAGAACGCAGGAAGGACTCGACCGTGACCGGCTTCTGGACCAGCCGTGCGAAGAGGGCGTAGACACGAGCGACGCGGGCCAGCCGGCGCATGCGCAGTGCGGTGACACGGGCGCGGATCTGGGACTGGGTCATCGGTAGCTCCTCCCCTGTGACTATCTGTCAAAGAAGAGTCTGCCGCTGATGTGACTATCTGTCAATACTACGAGGAAAAGGGAGCCCGGCTCGATGAGCCGGGCTCCCTTACTTCGCCTTCTTCTTCGCCGCGGGCGGGGCGGTGAAGATGTTGTCCCGCAGGTAGGTCGCGAACGCCTTCGGGTACTTCTTCTCACCCTGAGCGTCACGCTCGTTCGCCTTGTTCACGGCCTTGATCGCCTCCATGGGATCGAGGTCGTACGTCTCGATCATCTTGGCGAGGTGCTCGACCGTGGGCAGTCTCTCGCCGTTGCGGTACCGCGTGACCAGGGTGTAGTGGCACCCTACGTCCGCGGCGAACTGCATCTGGGAGACAGGACGCTGCACACTCATACGGTGATCTTAGCCAGATCGTGACTTTCCGTCAATCAGGCGAGATCACGGGCGCGGCGGCCCTACCCTCAGCCACGCGGGCAGGTAGGGGTCGGCTGCCGCGAGCAACCGGTTGACGAGACCGGCCGCGGCGACGGCTCCCGCCGCCCAGCCGGCCTGCGAGCCTGGGCTGCCGGTCCCGAGAACCAGCGGGACCACGCCGCAGATGGCGACCAGGGCAGAGAGCGCGGCGCGCAGCGCGTGCTTCGTCTTCTCGCCCATCAGGCGAGAACGACCAGACCGCCGATACCGGTCGAGTCGGCGTCCACGCCGACCGAGACCTTGTTGGTGTCCGGCGGCAGGTCGAGCGCGTACGCCGGGCCCTTCGAGTCGACGGACACCTCGTCGTGGACCGTCCAGCCCTTCGTCGCCCAGCTGTAGGTGGCGATCCGGATCTTCAGGTCTCCGAAATCGCTCGCGACCAGCATGCGGGAAGTCCCGCCGAGGGCTGCGGCCGGGTTGGTGAAGACCACCGGGTCTCCCGGCTTCAAGGGGATGTGCATGTCGTTTCTCCTGACGGAGCCATGGTTCGAGGGCGGGTCGGCGGGGTCGACGCCGGGCCAGTAGTCCGCGACGACCGAGATGTCGTAAGGCTGGTGCAGATGCAGGTCGTCGTTGTACTGCTTGGCGACCGTCCCGGCCGGGATGACGGCGACGTCGTCGTAGGCGGCGAGCCACCAGTGCGGTTCGGCGACGCTGCGGGCGGCGAACGCGGCGCGCAGCGCCGGCCAGTTGGAGACGCTGCAGTAGATGGTCGGATCGGCGCCGGCCCTGCGGCGCATCAGCACCCAGTCGACCGCCTGTGCGGGGGTCGCGTTGCCGGGCTCGACGTCCAGGATGTGGCCGTCGTTGGTGGTGCTGAACACTGCGATGCGGACGCGGATGACACCGGGCGGGAAGCGGTCCCAGTCTTCCTGGGACCAGGCGTACAGTCCGTCTACGTACCCTGCGACCAGTTGGATGCCGGTCGTCGGCATCCGTGGGGCGTCGGTGTTGACGCCGTCGATCATCGTGCGTGTCATCGGACAGGCTCCCGGTGATGGGCGTGGGCAAGCAGCAGTCCCGGCAGGGCTCGGATCACCTTGTCGCGCTGTATGACGGCTTCCAGCTCGCGGGCGCTCGCATCCTTCGCTGCGGCTGCCTTCTCGCAACCGAAGGAGCGCGTCTCCTCGTCCTGGCGCGCCTTACGGCGCCGTCTCAAGCGCTTAATCGGGATCACCGCTCCTCGGTAACGACCTGATGAACAGGTCGGTACTCTGCAACAGCTCCAGCATCCGGGCCAGTTGTTGGTCGGTCAGTGAGCGCGCCTTCTCAGAGTTCAGATAGGCGTTCCTCCAGTCGTCGCTCTCCCGGCTCTTGTCAGCCAGGCGCGACTCCTGAATCCGGCAAACCGCATCAAAAGTGGCTTTCGGCACCAAAGTACCGCGCCACACCATCAGGACGAAAGTACCGACAAGGCTGGCGGCCGTAATCGGGGCCCAGGGAAGCGAATGCAGCCACGCGATCACCCCTGGTCCTCCTCCCTCGTCAGACCTCATTGTCCTGGTATAAACCTGCTAATGTCTAACTGTGACTATTTGTCATCCGTCCCCTTTTCACCGCGGCCGGATCCACGGCTGGCTCGCAGATCGGCAGGGCTGCGGCTACTACCGGATCAAGGTCCCGCTCGACGCCCTCGCCCGAACGGGAGAGGCGGACGTCTCCTACAGCGACAAGCTCGACGTGCGCACACTGACCGCCGGCCAGGTCGTGGTCGGGCAGCGCTCGTGCCACACCGGTCCCACGGAGATCTGGCGCAACCTGCGCGGCCAGGTGCGCCGCGTCTACGAGATCGATGACGACCTGCTCGGCATCGACGAGAAGAACCTGCAGGCGCGCGCCTACTTCGACAACGACCAGCGGCGCGCCAACATCCTGGCCAACCTGCGCTCCGCGGACGCGATCACCGTCTCCACCCCGTACCTGGCACAGCGCGCCGCCGACTACGGCGCCGATCCCTCGCTCGTGCACATCGTGCCGAACTGTCTCGACCCGGCGGTGTTCGACCTGCCGGTTCCCGTCACGGACCGGCTGACGATCGGGTGGGGTGGGTCGGCAACCCATCTCGGCGACTTCGAAGTCGCAGCACGGCACCTGCGCAGGTTCTTCAGCCGTCACCCCGAGATCCGCATGCGGTACACGGGCACGGAGCACCAAGCCCTGGTGCGCGCGCCGGTCGCGGACTTCGCCCCGTGGACGCCGATCTTCTCCAACCCGTCCGCCTACTACGGCATGCTGCGCTTCGACGTCGGCATCGCACCGTTGAGCGATCACCCGTTCAACCGGTCGAAGTCGCATCTCAAGGCCCTGGAATACGCGGCGATGGGAATCCCCGTGGTGGCCTCGGATTCGCCGGCCTACCGGGACTTCGTCAAGCATGGGGAGACCGGATTTCTCGTGCGGCGCGAGCACGAGTGGGAGCGCTACCTGCACGAGCTGGTCACCGACGACGGCCTGCGCGAGCGCATGGGCAGGGCAGCGCGTGAACACGCACGCAACTACACGATCGACAGGCACCTCGGCAGCTGGCGCGCCGCCTACTGGCCGCGTGACTATCGGTCAAGCTAGGCTCGCTTCGCCCCGATACGCGAGGAGTATCCCTTTGGCCCCCATGGTGGTCTTCGTCCCGTCCCGGGGACGGCCCGGCAACATCGCACAGCTCGCCGAGAGCTGGCAGGAGACCTTCTCCTGGTACGCCGATCTACTCGTCGCCCTCGACGAGGACGATCCGGCCCTGCCCGAGTACCTGGCCCTGGACGTGTGGAACGGCACCTGGGCGAGCAACGTGGTCGGCCCGCGCCGCCGGCTCGGACCGACGCTCAACTGGCTGGCCGAGAGCTTCCCCGATTACGACGCGATCGGGTTCATGGGCGACGACCACCGCCCGCGCACGCCGCGCTGGGACGAGATGGTCTGCAAGGTCCTCGACGGGATGGGCGCGGCCATCGTTTACGGCGACGACCTGCTGCAGCACGAACGGCTCCCCACGGCGGTGTTCATGACCTCGAACATCCCGGCCGCGCTCGGGTGGATGTGCCCGCCCGGGATGGTGCACCTCTACCTCGACGACGCCTGGAAGGCGCTCGGGGAGGGCATGGGGAGGCTGCGCTACCTGCCCAACGTCGTGATCGAGCACCTGCACCCCACCGCGGGCAAGGCGCCGATGGACGAGCGGTACGCCGAAGTCAACAGCGCCGAGCAGTACGCGAGCGACGGCGCGGTGTTCGAGGAGTTCAAGCGGGCCGGGCTGCCGGCCGCGCTGGAGAAGCTGCACACGGCGGGGCTGTGCTGATGGGCGAGTGGCGTCTCTTCCCCGAGGGCACCGTCCCCGAGTACACGAAGCCGTCCTGGTACGCGGGCCGCGACCGCGCGCCGCACCTGGAGCAGGGCGCGCACCGAGAGCGGCTGATCGAGGCTGCCGCCCAGGTGCACTTCGCCGCCGAGGCTTACGGCCTGACCACAGTCTCCGACCTCGGAGCCGGCGACGGTGGACTGCTCTCGATCCTCGACCCGAGCCTCGCGGCGTGGGGGTACGACCTTCAGCAGACGAACGTGGACGCGGCCCGCAACGAGCGCGGTGTCAGTGTCTCGCTGGGTGACGTCGTCGAGGGCTGGCTCCGTCTGGAGCCGGACGGCCCGATGCATCCGATCCGGTTCGGGGACATCTCCGTGTGCACCGAGATGCTCGAGCACCTGATCGACCCGCACTGGTTCGTCAAGTCCCTCGTCCAGAGCAGGGTCCTGGTCGCCTCCTCCCCGTGGACCGAGCGTCCGGGCAGCGCCTACGAATTTCACACCTGGGCCTGGGATCCGGATGGCTACCGCGCGTTGCTCGAGCAGGGCGGATACCGGGTGGTCCGGCAGGAGCTGCGCGGGATGTTCCAGATCCTGACGGGAGTACGCGGATGAGAGTCCTGATCACCGGTCACGCCGGGTTCGTTGGTCGGCACATGGCCGACGAATTCCGCAGGCAAGGTCACACGGTTCATGGCATTGACCTAGCCAATGGTCACGACATGCTCGACGTCCTGCGTAACCCGGCCTGGACCAGCGAGCACGTGCGCGGCACGGTCGACCTCGCGGTGCACTGCGCAGCGCACGTCAAGGGACGCGAGGAGATCGACGGCTCGCCACTCGCCGTGGCGACCAACCTCGCCCTGGACTCGATCTTCTTCCGCTGGCTGGAACTCGCGAACGTCCCGGACGCGATCTACTTCTCCAGCTCGGCCGCCTACCCTGTCGCCACCCAGAACAGCGGCTACCGCATCGACCTGTCCGAGGACATGGCCGAGCCCGTGGACCAGTTCTTCGGCGAGCCGGATGCCACGTACGGCTGGGCGAAACTGACCGGCGAACGGCTCGTCAGGCACGCCCAGGAGAAAGGCCACCGGGTCTTCGTCGTGCGCCCGTTCTCCGGTTACGGCGAGGACCAGCCGCTGGACTATCCCTTCCCCTCGTTCATCGCCCGCGCGGCGCGGCGCGCCGATCCGTTCGAGATCTGGGGCGACGGCGAGCAGGTGCGCGACTTCGTGCACATCGACGATGTCGTCGGCGCGGTCTTCGCCATGCTCGGACAAGGTGTGCAGGGCCGGCTGAACATCGGCACCGGGCGGCCGACTTCGTTCAACCAGCTCGCCGAGATGGTAATCGACAAGGTCGGGGGAGGCTACCGGCCGCAGATCGAGCACCTGCCGGCCAAGCCGGTCGGGGTGCGCTACCGGGTGGCGGACACGACCAAGCTGCGCAAGGTCTACCAGCCGCGGATCTCGCTCGAACAAGGCATCGAACAGGCGCTGCGCTCGACACGCTGGACCGGGGTGGTCGCGTCGTGAACATCACGGTGGCCATCCCCACGATCCCACCGCGCAGGCAACTCTTCCGTCAGGCCTGCGAGTCGGCGGAAAACCAGACCCTGAAACCTGAGTGCATCGCCACGGCCATCGACTTCGACCGCGAAGGAGCCGCACGAACACGGCAGAGGGCACTGGACCTCGTGGTTACGGACTGGGTCGCATTCCTCGACGACGATGACCGCCTCTTGCCCGAGCACCTGCAGGTGCTCCGCGACGCGGCGTGGGACTCGGGAGCCGACTACGTCTACTCGTACTTCTACCTGGAGCAGAACGGCAAGCTGAGCGAGCAGGACCCGCTCGGCCACTTCGGCAAGCCGTTCGATCCCGCCAATCCGCAGGACACGACGATCACGATTATGGTCCGGACCGAGCTGGCGAAGTCGGTCGGGTTCACCGATCCGGCCGCGCCGCTGCGGCCTGGGGACGTGATGGGGGAGGACCGGCGGTTCCTGCTCGGCTGCCTCGCCCAGGGCGCCACCGTGATGCACGTGCCGTGCCGTACCTGGGTGTGGAACCACCACGGCGCGAACACCTCGGGGCGGAGCGACCGCTGGTGAGGCCTGGCATCACGGTCTGCGTCACGAGCATCCCGCCGCGCGCCCGGCTGCTCGCCCGCGCCCTGGCCTCGGTCGCGCTGCAGGACATGCAGCCGGACGCGATCACGGTCGAGTTCGACTTCACGCGGACCGGCGCCGCGGCGACCAAGAACCGCGCACTGGCCAGGGTGGACACGCACTGGGTCACCTTCCTCGACGACGATGACACGATGCTGCCGAACCACCTGGTCACACTCTTCCAGGCGCAGGCGCAGTCAGGTGCCGACGTCGTCTACTCGACGCCGTTCGTCCCGCAGCTCGGCGGCCCGCCGACCGGGCCGGAGCACCGTTACGGGCTCCCGTTCGACGCGGACATCCTGCGCCAGCGTTCGTACATCCACACCAGCGCTCTGGCCCGCACGGAACTCATGCGCGAGGCCGGCGGCTTCCAGAGGCCGGCCGGATCGCAGTACGACGACTGGGGCTGCTGGCTCGCGATGCTGGACGCGGGCGCCTCGTTCTGCCATGTCGACGCGCAGACCTTCCTGTGGAACCACTGGGAGGGCAACACGTCAGGCGACCCCGCACGCTGGTGACTTGACACATCGTCATACGAAGTCCTTCACTGGGTGCATGACGAGATACAGGGGGTGGGCCGGCGTCCTCGCGGGCGCGGTTGTCGCGCTCGGGGCGGCGGGATGGGCTCTGGCCGGCCGTGCTCCGGCGCATGCGAGCACGTCCATCGTGCTGCAGACGTCCGGGGGCGGCAACACGACCACGGCGACGTTCACGACCGGTTCGGATTGGTCGCTCCGTTACACGTTCGCGTGCCCGGGCTCGGGCAGCTTCCGCGCAGTCGAGCGGGGTGACGCCGAAAACGGCGTTGCGCTGGCCGACGACAGCGGACCGGCCGGCAGCGGCACGATGTACTCGCACGACGCTGCCGGCCGGCACTGGCTGGTGGTGTCGACGGCGTGTCAGTGGACGCTGACGGCGACCGACGGCGATCAACTGCCGAGGGCGTGATCCGGTGTCACGGCGACGCTACGGCAGACCCTTGCGGTCCTACTTCTGGTACTGACTGCTGATCGGCTGGTGGTGGGAGCTGTACCTCGGCTTGTTCAAGCTGCTGTTCCGGCCGCTGCGTCGCCGCTAGGTGCCCGCGCAGTCCCTCGATCACGCGGGCCTGCTGTTCGATCATCTGTGCCTGCTGCGTGATCGTCTGCTCGTGCTGGGCAATCCTGCGGTCGCGGACGGTGATGCGGGCCTTGAGCATCGTCATCTGGCTGTCACGGACGTGCAGCTCGGTTTCCAGTTGGGGCAGCAGGACGTCGTAGGGGACGATTTCCTGGTTCTGGTCGGGGACGGTCAAAGGGTCACTCCTGTCAGAGTTGCGAGGGCCGCGAACGCGGGGTCCTGCGCGGCCTTGGTCTGGACAACGGCGAGGGCCGCCTCGCGGTCCCGCGTTCGGCGCAGGTGTTCCTCCTCCGCTGCCGATTCGCGGGCCTTGTGCTCCTCCCATTCCTCGTCTGTGAGAGGCGTGTCGACGCGCTCGCCGGTTGAGCAGTCAAAGGACACGTGAACCGGTCGCTGCTCCTCAGTCATCAGGGCCCTCCATAGACGGTGACTTCTCCTGTCAGCGTTCCGCTGCCGGGAGCGATCTTCAGCGAAGTGTGCGCGGCGGCAGTGCCGACGTAGAGGCTGCCCATCTTGTCGATCCAGTAGGACGAGGTGGTGTCCCAGCAGCTGCTGACGGAATCCATGTTGCAGTAGCCGTTGGTGGAGTTCCAGCCGTTGATAAACGTCTCGCCCGAGCTGAAGTAGTTGGCTGTACTGCTGCCTGCGACGGTGCCGATCTGTGCGTTGACGTCCCCGGTGTTCCCGGACGCGGAGGTCGCCGCGGCGCGTGCCGTCATCTTCGCCCAGATATAGTGCCCGCTGGTGCTGTCGCCGTCGATCTGCAACCCGAGCGGAGTTCCCGACGTGGAACTGCGCAACCGCCAGACCACGAGCAGGCGGTTCACCGCGGGCAGTCCGCTGAACGTGACATTGGCCGCGGCGCTGACACTCTGTGTCGGCGCGAGCTGCTGCAACCCGTAGAGGTAGTTCGACCCGCTGTAGACGGCGGCCAGTCCGGTGTCGGTCTCGTAGATCTCCAGGCCCTGGAACGCCCACGAAGGATGGGTGCTGCTCGTGCAGACGAAGTTGTTGAACGATCGGTGCGCCCAGCCGCTACCGGTCCACACCAGCAGGGTCTGTGTATCGGTCTCGTAGATGAACGTTCCGGTCTGCAGAGCGGCGCCGGTCGGCCGGGTGGTGGACGAACAGACGATCAGGGTGCAGTAATGCCACGCCGACCCGCTGTAGTAGGCGAGCGCGCCGAGGTCGGAGAGATAGATCAGCTCCCCGGCGGTGAGGCCGCCGGTCGGCAGAGCGCTGCTGTTCTCCACGAGCGCCTGATGCGACATGTACGACCAGACCGGCGCGGCCTTCGTTCCGGTGTTCTGGACGTAGCGGCCGGTGTCGTGCTCGTAGATGATCTGGCCCTTGTACGTGTTCGTGGGCCGCGTAACGGAAGTGCAGTCGACCGCGCCCATGAGGCCGTCGATCGTCGTCAGGTTATTGCCGATGTGCGCCGGGTACTGGACGACGTCGGCGGTGTCGGCGATCAGCAGCCCGATGTTCGGTGTATTTGAGTCAGCCATGGCTGCGACGCCTTCTCTCGAAATGCTGGACATGGGCTCGGTCGCGGGCGGCCCGCTCTTGCGCTTCCCAGACGCGGATCGGGTGCGGATCGTGGGCCTGGTGGATCTTCTCCAGATGGCCGTCCGGATCGGTGATCGTCACGGTGGTCTTCACCTGCGCGATGGCGCGCTGGTGGGCGCCCCACGCTGCGGCCGGCGGATTGCGATACGGGCAGAAGGGGCCCGGGTTGCGAGGATCCGGGCGCGGGACGAACCGTTCGTGCAGCAGCCAGTCCAGGACGGTGCGGCTGTCTGCTGGGTCGAGCCCGAACTCGGCGGGGTGCTGAACGAAAGCGTGCAGAGGGATCAGGTGCAGGTGGCGGGTGATCGTTCCGGATCCGTCGTCCACTTCCTGACCGATGCGCCAGTGCCCTGTCCTGGGGTCCTGATCCGCCATGAGGATCCTGATGTTGATCATGCGTCCAGCCTCATGAGCCAGTACCAGAAGTGGTTGGGGGTGGTGGTGTGCCAGGCCGCCGTGAACGAGGTGCTGGAGCTGGAGCTGATGTACGCGCCCTGGGTAGAGGTGCCGCCTGTCGAGTCGAACACGCTGGGCACGACTGCAGCGAAGCTGGCCATGGTCACGCCGTAGCTGACGGTGGCGGAGGAGAACCCGGACACGGCTGCTTCGCCCGCGCCGAAGAGATCGGTGCCTGCCAGTAGGAAGTTGTTGTAGTAGAACCCTGTGCCGTAGTGGTGTGCGTCCTGCCCTACCCGGTAAGCGGACAGAGTGTTGCCGGACAGATCGCTCTGCAACATGCGGGTCTGGTCCGACTTCAGCTCGAACAGTGACACGGCCAGTCCCGTGTCCCGGTCCACGTACTGCAGGCCCGTCGTCCCGCCCTCGCCGACCAGCGCCAACTGCATATTGCCCACGGCAGAGATCGGGCTCTCGGCGAAGAACGATCCGCCGTTCATCTCCATGCCGACCGTGCCGTAACTGGCGTTGCCGGCGAAGGAGATGTTTCCAGGGGTGTTGACCCCGTCACTCATAGTAATGACGGGGTAGTTCTTGCTGGTGTCCAAAGTGATAGAGGCTCCAGACACGGAATTGCGGCCCAGTGTCAGGATGGGAGAAGCGCTGCTGACATCGAAGATCTTGCTCCCGGATGCGTCATAGGCGTGCACTCCGGTGGAGTCCATGACGACCCGCTGCCCGGATAGAGCGGTACCGATCACGCCACCGACCACGACCGAGGCGGTGATCGTCCCTGCTGTCAGCTTGCTGACGCTCAGGTCAGAGATGTAGGCGTTGGACCAGAGGATCGCGCTCGCCCCGGCCGAGGCGGACGGGTTGGACTTGTTGCCGGTCGAGTCCACAGCGATGATCTTGATGAACATGCTCTGGGCCGGCGGCTGGCCGGGCGGGATCGTGAACGAGCCGACGACCGGGATCTGCCCGGTGATGTTGGCGACCGACGCGGGCAGGTTGCCGAGCTTCGTCGCGTTCGACGGCTGGAAGAGCGGGTCGTAGGAGCCGTGCACCTCGATGTGGTGCAGGTCGGAAGCCTGGTTATAGGTGCCGCCGTCGGCCCGTCCGCAGTCCCAGGTCACTTGGACCGAGGCCATGTTCGCGGCGACGGTCGGCGCGTCCGGGGTGGGCGGAGGCTGCGTGTCGACGGCAGCCTGGAAGGTCGTGGTCGTCGACCACGCACCGCGGTTCGGGGGCTGGGCGGTGTCGACCGCGCGGATCTGGAAGTCGTAGGTGACCCCGGGTGTCAGCTCCTGGATCAACAGCTGGTTGACCGCGCCCGCGACGAAGGTGACCTTCCAGTCGGTCTGCGTGATCGGGAAGATCTGGTTCCACTGCGCGCCCGTGGACTGCAACTGCGCCCAGGTGTAGCCGCCGGAGTTCAGGCCCTGCCACGACGGGTTGACCGAGCTGATCGTAAGGTCGGGACGGTACTGGATCTCGTAGTGATCCAGGTCCGTCATCGTCGTGCCGTCGGTGTTGTTCGGCGTCGCCCAGGTCAGCTGGATCTGTGCCTTGACCGAGCCGTCGGAGGAGGACAGGTATGTCGAGGTGGTGAACGGCGTGTTGAACGCGGGCACGCCCGGGATCGTGGTGTCCGGCTGCGGGCGCGGGCCGACCGGTTCACTGGTGGGCACCAGGTTGCGGTTGTAGCCGCCGACCGTCAGGTTGGTGTCCCCTGTCTCCCAGGCGACGTAGTCGGTCAGGTCGTGCCAGACCCCTGACTGGTCCCGGTAGGCGACCGACATCCCCTGCACGATCGGCCACGTGGCCTCGATGACGCGCTGCTTGGTCGGATTGATCCGCTGTCCGCGGTAGACCAGCTGGTTGCCGTAGTCGACGAAGCCGGCGTCCGGGTCGTAGAGCCAGACGTAGTCACCGACCTGCAGATCGCCCTTGATGTCGTACTCGGAGCTGGACAGGCGTACCTGGTCGGCGGGCGTGGTGTAGGGGATGAGGGCGGCCTGGGCGGCGGCCGTGGCGTTGTACGAGGACACCGAGCTGGCCGAGACCATGCGGGTCATCTGGACGGGGTTGCCGAAGAAGTCGGTGTAGGGGTTGCTCGCGCCGACATCGGCGGCGTTCGCCGCCCCGACCGCGGTCGACGAGCCGCTGCCCGAGGCGAGCACGACGACCCGGGTCGTGTAGTCCTTGACGTCCTCGATCAGCTGCGCGACACCGTCGAGACCGCGCACCGCCATGTCGACGCCGGAATCCTTGGACACGATGGCGCAGACCGGTGTCGTGCGATACAGACTGGCGACCGGCCCGAAGTCCAGGGTGCAGTTGTTGTTGACGCGCCACTCGACGATCTGGGTGGGCAGCGGGCCCCGCGTCACCTGCTGGGCGAAGGAGGTCAGCGCGTCACGCGGTGTCTTCCAGACGAAGCCGCCCGTGTAGGTGCCCACGCCGGGGATGGTGTAAAGCGTTCCGGCTCCAACACAGGACGGGCGCAGGGCGTTGACGACGGAGGAGATACCGGCCGTGGTGAACAGCGTGTTGTTCTCGATCACCGGGCCGACGCCCTGCGGCGTGCCCAGCCAGGTCGCCATGCCGTCGCCGGAGATGACCGGGCCGCGCCCCTGCTTGAGGCTCTGGAAGTCCAGGCTCGTGACCACGCCCGCGTACCGGGCCGAGGTGAACAGGCTGTTGCCCGCAACGCGCGGATCCGGGCGGCCGGTGGAGATGGCGATGTGCTGGTAGTACTGCAGCGCGTCGATGATCGAGCGCGGGGTGTCGGGGGAGAGCGTGAGCGACCACTGGCCCACAGCCATCAGCGATTCGGTGACCGGCACGGTTACCGCCTGATGCCGGCGACGAGCTCGGAAGGAGCGGCGAGGTACTGGTTGTAGAGGTCTGAGGCTTGGTCTCCGGTCACGGCGCCGCTGCCGCCGATGACCGTGCCGAGCACGACGTCCATCGCGGTTGTGGCGGCCAGCGAGATCCCGCCGTTGACGGTGTCCTGCGTGTTGGTCAGCGCGCTGCCGACGAAGTAGCGGTTGCCGGCGCCGTCGTTGACGGTGGCGGTCAGGTACGCGCCACTGGCGCCGTTGGTGCCAGCCTCCGCGGAGGAGCGCACGACCTTGAAGGTTCCGGCGACCTGGCTCTGCAGATACAGCTCGACGAACCGGCTGCCGCGGCGCAGGGTCAGGTCAACGGTGACGCGGTTGGGCCCGGCGGCCGACCAGAGCAGCCGGACGACGACGATCTCCGGCTCGTTGCGCAGCAGGCTGATTCCGAGCGGGACGCCGAGCGAGGTCCCGCCGAACTGCAGGTCCCAGTTCTTGGCCTGGAACGCGCCGCCCGAGTAGCCGGCGACGTTCAGCACGCCGCCCGAGGACAGGGGCGTGATCTGGAGCAGCGCGTTGGAAAGGGTCCAGCTCGAGGGGCTGCCGTTGGCGAACAGGATCCCGCTGCGTTCGATGCCGTTGTCGTCGAGGAAGCGCACCCGGCCGCCGAGGTAGTTGCCGACCGCGCAGAACCAGCGGGGGATGACGCTGCCGGTCAGGGGGAGGCCGGTGTAGACGTTCATGGCGCCGTCCGCCCCAGTGCGCACGACCACGGATGGGGTGTTGCCGGACGCGGAGTAGTAGGCCTGGTGTCCGAGCGAGGGGGCGTGCCAGCGTACGGCGTTGGCCGAGGCTGCGAACGAGGAGTTGCGCACACCGCCGGTCAGCCGCGATTCGAGGTCGACTTCGAAGTCGGTGCCCAGGCGCGTGAGGTCGGCCTTCCACGCCAGGGTGGCGGCTTCGCCCTCCCAGTTCTGCAGGTCGGCCGAGGCGTCGGCGACGATGTAGTAACCGTTGAGCTGGGCCTTGTCGGTGAAGATGACGGGCACCAGGGCGTTGGCCAGGCCGTGTAGGTCGGCTTCCATGGCCCTCAACTGGGCCGTGGTGGTGCCGACAGTGGAGGCGGCCGGAGTGGATTCCTGGCCGGCCAGGGCGAGTGTGCGGCCGGTCGGCGCGTTGCTGCTCGGGGCGCCGGCCGCGATCGAGGCGACCTGGGTTGGGAACTCGACCAACTGCAGGCGCCCGAGGCTGATCGTGCCGAACTGGGTCATGTGTTGGCCGCCTGCAGCTGATTGAGAGCGTCGCGGATCTGGACCGCGTACTTGCGGGCCGAGGCCGTCAGGGCGTTGGGGTTGGAGAAGTCTGCGATCGCGGTGATCAGCATGTGGATGTGAAGCTCGCCGATCGACGGCCCGGTGGAGGCTGTCGTGTGGTGCTTGAGCGGCTCGACGCGAGCTCCGGCCGGCATGAACATCCGCTCGGCGCCGCGGTCGCCGACCGTGACCCAACCGCCCTCGGTGGCTGTGCCACCGTCCGCGAGGTAGGGAATGAACGGGATGCTCGGGATCGCCGGGATGCCCGCCCAGCTCCAGCTGTCCGACACCCCGTGGAGCAGGGCGTTGATAGAGCTGATCATCTCGTTCAGGCCGTAGATCGCCCCGTTGGCGGCGTCCTTCAGACCTGTGCCGATCCAGTCCCATAGACGCAGGTTGGCCAGCCGTCCCGGCAGTCCCTCCAGGAACGAGATGAACCCGTCCCAGTGGCTGCGCACCCAGTTGATCGCGTCCTCGATGCCCTGCGCGGCGTCCTTCGTCCACTGCACCACGTCGGACAGGAACCGGCTGATTCCCTTGGTCATTTCGCCGACGACGTAGTCCAGCAGTTTGCCCAGCCAGGTCAGCAGCCAGGTCAGCACCGGCAGCAGCGCCGAGAGGATCACGGCGACCAGCTGTTCCAGGACCGGGATGATCGGCAGGACCGCCTCGACCAGCTTCACCGCGTCCTGGATCAGCGGGAGGATGACCGGCAGCAGCTTGACCAGGGAGGAGATCAGCAGCTCGGCGACCGGCTCCATCGAGGTGAAGGCCTGCATCAGGATGTTGCCGACCGTGTCGGCCAGTTGCGCGATGATCGGGATCAGCGGCTGCAGGATGGGAAGCAGGGCACTGATAAGGATCGTCGCCAGCTTGCCGATGATGGAGATCACCGGAGTCACGACCGGCATCAGCGCGCCGATCGCCTTGACCAGCACGTCGAGCACCGGGCCCGCGGCCTGGATCATCGGAGCGAGGGCCTGCAGGGCGACGTTGACCAGCTCGTCGAGGATCGGACGCAGGTCGGAGAGGGCCGGGCCGAGGGCGCCGGAGATCATGCCCGACAAGGTGCCGAGCGGGCCGAGCAGGTCTCCGGCGAAGCCGAGCACGGCCTGGATCGTCTGCGCCGCGCCGCCCGCGTTGACGGTCAGGCCGGCCAGGAACTGCGGCAGGTTGGTGCCGAGGATCTGGGTGATCACGGTCCCGATGGCCGAGACGATCGGTCCGGCCGCGACCGCGGCATGCGTGATCCCCTCGAACATCTGGATCACCCCGCCGCCGATCTGCGAGACGAACCCGACGCCCTGCTGCAGGACGGAGAAGAAGTCCTTGACGAACTGCGGGTTCTTCAGCAGTCCGCCGAGCTGGGCGAAGAGACCTCCGATGATCTTGCCCATCTCGCCGACCAGCGAGTTGATCTGGGGAAGGAGCGGAGCGGCGTCCTTGAGGAAGGTCAGGACCCCGGGCAGCACCGTGTTCTGGGCGGTGGCCGAGAGCTGGCCGAAGCCGCTCTTCATGGCGAGCAGCTGGTCGACGACCTCGCGCCCGATCGGGGTGAGCTTGGCCATCGCCTGCGCGAACTGGTTCGCACCGCTCGATCCGCTGGAGGCCGCGGCCTCGGCCGCGAGCTTCTGCTGGATCAGGATGTTGCTGAGGTTGCGCTGGGCGTCGGCGACCTGCTGCGCGGCCTGCTGCTGGGCTCGCTGCGCCTGCACGACGGAGGGAAGGCCGTCCACGCCTTCCTGGTTTGCGGTGTTCGCCGCCTGTGTGGCTTCCTTCGCCCGCTGCTGGGCGTCGATCAGGGCCTGCTGCGCCTGGGCGAGCTGAAGGGCGGCTTCCTTCTTCTGGAGGTCAGTCGAGAGGCTGTTCTCCATGACCGCGTTGTAGTTCTGCTGCGCCTGCTCCACTCCGAGCTGGGCGGCCTGCACGGACAGCGAAGCGTCAGCGGCGGCGTTGTTCAGGTCGACCAGGGTGTTCGCGGCCTGCTGGCGTGCCTGGGTCAGAGCCTCCTGGGCGTACTGCTCCTGCTGTTCGGCGTTCTTGAGCTGCTGCTCGGCCTGCGCGAGCTGCTGGGCGTTCTGGAACGCGGTCATCGCCGCCTGGGCGGCGGACTGCCCGGTGCTGCCCGCGGCCTGGCCGGCGGCGCTGAGCGCGGAGAAGACGCCCTTGAACGCCAGGGCCAGCACGCCGCCGCCGAGCGCGAGCCCGGACAGGATCCCGGGCAGGGCGGCCAGGGCCGGTCCAAGGGCGAGGGCCGCAGCGACCGCGGCCCAGATCCCGCCGCCCAGCCCGAGAAATCCCTGGCTCGCCCCGCTAGCAGCATTGCCGGCGCTGGAAGCACTGCCGCCCAGACCGCCGAGCTTTCCGCCCGCGCCGTCCGCCTTCGTGCCGACGTCGTCGAGTCCCGCCGCCAGCTTCTCCAGGTCGGATGCGAACTGGCCGCTCGCGTTGCGGATCCGCCCGGCCGCGTCCCGGTACAGGCCGTTGCCGAGCGCTTCACCGATCTTGGAACCGGCTCTGTCCGCCTCGGGCACCGTCGCGTCCGCGACGTCCTCCAGGCCCTGCTTCAGTTGCTGGCCGGAGTCCTCATCGACCTTGACTTTGACCTTGACGTCTTCTCCGGCGCCGGCTTCGGCGACGGCCGCGGCCACCTTCTCGCGCAAGCCGTCCTGGTCCACGCCGAGCGGTACGTCGAGGTTCTGCCCCTCGGTCGCCTCCTTGATCTTCGCGGCGACCTTGCCACGCAGATCGGTGTCGTCCGCTTCCAGGGTGACGAACGCCTTGGCGATCTCGAATCCGTCCTCGGACACGCGATCACCCCCAACTCAGGAGCGGGCCGAGGTCGGAGACCGCGAGGGCGGCACGCGAAGACGGCACGACGACATCGCCAGAAGCCGCAGCAGGAACAACCGGCGCATCGACCGCTTCCTCCTGCAGTGTCGCGGCGTAGCGCATCATCGCTGCCCTCACTGCTCCCTCGTAGTAGATCAACCTGTTGGCGAAGCGGAAGAACCTGACCGACGGCACGGCGTACATGTCGTCGATGCGGTGGAATCGGCTCAGATCGGATTCGACGTCGTCGAGGGCGAACAGCACCCAGGCGACCTCGGCCAGCCGGGGGCGTGTCAGGCTTTTGGGGCCTCCATCCCTCCGAGTAGCAGCTTCTGAACGGCGGCGGCGACCTTGGCCAGGGATTCGGGCTTCAGGCGCGGGATCGCGGTCAGCGCCTCGAACGCCTCGGGGGTGAGCACGTTCTCCAGGAGCCAGAGGATGGCGAGGTTCTCGCCCTTGGTCGTGGCGACCTTCACGTAGCGCAGCGCCAGGCCGATGTCCTGGGCGGCGGAGACGTAATAGGCCTTGCCGTCGACCGAGAAGAGGTGGACGAGCTGCTCCTCGTTGCTGTCGGCCTCGGTGCTCAGCTCGATGGGCTCGAAGTCCGCCGCCAGAGGCTCGATGTTCTGTCGCTTGGCGGCGGACTTGCGGGCTGCGGTCTTGCGCGCCGGGGCCTTGGCCCGGGTGCGCGTCGGGTTGGCGGCGGGCATGGTCAGGGTTCTTCCTTCGGGACGGGAGGAAGCGCCGGTCAGCTCGTCTGGTCGACGACGTGGATCGGCGCGATGGAGGGGGAGACGTAGTGGCCGTTGAAGGTCACCGTGAACGCGGTCTGCTTGTCCTTGGCGTTGACCGTGTCGACCTTCGCCGTGGACAGGCACTTGCGGAAGATCGATCTACGCCGCAGCTGGTTGGGACTGAAACCGTCCGCGAGCAGAGCGATGTACGTGGGCTGCGTCGCCGAGGTGGCGAACAGCGGCTCCAGGGTGGAGTAGGTGCCGCCGTTCTGGGTCGCGCCCGAGGTCGCGGTCGAGCCGTTGAGCGAGACCGACAGGTTGTTGAGTGTCGCCTCCGCCATCTGTGTGGCGACGGTGAACTCGCGCTTGGTCAGGCGCCGGCCGACGGAGTCGACGAGCTGGTCGACCTGCAGCTCGGTGTAGGTCTGGTCGATGGAGACGGTGACGCCGCCGAGCGTGCCGCCGATGTCGGTCCAGGCGGAGGCGCCGGGAGCGGAGTTGACGCTGGCGTCGAGCGGCTCGACGGCGCCGAACAGGCCGGTGTAGAGGGTGGCGGGCCCGAGCACCAGGTTGGTCGTGGTGACGGTCATGTCAGCGTGCTGCCTTCTTGTTCGGAGTGGACACCTTGATGGCGGCGTACTTCTTCGCCACCCGGCTGCGGATCGTGGCCTGCTGGGCAGGGGTCGCGTTCGCCTTGGCGCGCCCGAGGGCGTCGCGGGCGCGGCCGGGGGTGTCCATCGGGTACGCCCCCTTGGCGCCCTTGACCGTGGCGTTGCCCTTGCCCGGCAGGGCGAAGGAGCTAGGCGGGAGCTTGCGGGTCGTGGCCGCGGTGAGCTTCGGGCTCTTCTTCGGCGCTGCCATCCGGCACCTCCTTTTCGGTCGAGGTTGGGGGGACGGTCTGTGTGGCCGGGGTCGGCACGGCCGGGGGATCGGCGGGCACGTCGCCCAGTCCGGGAATCAGCAGGCCCTGCCGCTGCAGGTCGAGGTATTCCTCCTCGTCGACCAGATGCGGCACGGCCGGGGTCATCCGGACGTAGACGGTGCGCAGAGGCTCGCCCATCAGCGGAAGTCCTCTCGGCGCAGCGGGAAGGAGACGGCGGCCATGTCCGGGTGCTGGGACAGCGCGATGCGGTCCTGCGGCGGGATGAGGGAGCCGATCTCGACGATGCGCGCGCCGGGGAAGAGGAACTCCATCTCCTCCCGGCTGTTGTGCGTGATGACCCGGCCGCCGTAGGTCAGCGGGCTGCCGCTGGCTTCGCCGTGGATCGCGTAGCAGTTCCCGTTCATGGCAGCTGGGTCCAATACATCTGCAGGTCGAACTGGTAATGGGCGTAGAAGGACTTGTCGCCGAAGATGCGGCGCGGTTCCTGCAGCGCATGGGCTTGCAGGACGCGCATGTTCGGGTAGCCGGCCGGGCCGGCGAGGGTCGCGCCGAAGTTCGCGGTGTTCTGGCAGGCGGTGACGATCATCTCGGCGAGGTTGTTGGCTTGCGCCCAGGGAGCCTTGTTGGTGCCGGGCGGCGGTGCGGCGTAGCAGTCCACGGAGACGACCGGTTCGCGCAACGGGACGTACATCTCGGGCGTGCCGCCGACGGTGCGCACGGTGACGAAGCCGCTCGCCGCCCAGGACAGGTTCCCGGTGGCCTCATCGGGCTCGGGCAATGCGGTGGCGACCATGCCGGGGGTCAGGCCCGGCAGGGAGCCGATCCAGGCGGTCGCGGCGAGGTCTGTGTTCGCGTACTTGGTCGTGGTCACGGCGCGCTCGCCTCGTTCGAGGCGGCGTCCGCGATGTGCGCTGCGGTCAGCCGGTCCGGAGACTTCGGATGGTGCTTGCGGCAGACGACGAATTCGACCCCGTTGACGGTCGTCGGGTGGTGCCCGATGCGCCAGCAGCCGTGCATGTGGCAGTTGTGCCTGCGCACAGTGGCCAGCAGTCCGCCGACGATTGCCAGTTCGCCGATGTCCGAGCCGAATCCGGACCAGAAGCCGTACCAGGGTCCTGACAAGTTGTCGAGGCCCAGGACGTGGGAGAGGAATCGGGGCATCAGCCGCTCCGGCGGCGGTAGAGTGCCGGGCGAAGGTAGGGCTCGGAGGGCTGGTTCGCGTGCCGCTCGTGTGCCCGCACCCGGGTTCCGTCCGCGCGCTCGTAGGCGCGCACGTGCTCGGTGCCGTGGAAGCCCATCTCGACCGCGGCGGCGTAGTCGAGGTTGCTGCCGATGCGGGCCTCGTTTTCGCGCACCTCGTGCCCGATCGAGGCCTTCAGGTCCCCGGTGTCGACCGGGCAGATGGCCTTGGCGTCCGCCTCGATGTCGACGGCGATCTTGTCGAGCAGAGCGTTGATTCCGGCCTGGAGGTTGCCCTCCCAGCCGTCGCTCAACTCGACGCGTGCCATGTCGCCGTCTCTCTACGAGGTAGCGGGTCGTGAAGTTGTCGCGCCGGAAGATCCGGGTCTACCCCTCGTCAGGCGGCGTTCGAGGCGGTGGGTGTCAGGCCTCGAGCTGGGTCATCTGGCCGTCGCGCGGGGCGACGGAACCGGACTCGGAGCCGACGCAGTAGCGGTTGCCGCCGCGGCCCACGTAGGGCCCGTGCGGGTCGGAGTGCACGGCCGGACGGTCGCCGGCCTCCTGGGCGCCGCCGATCTTGCCCTGGCCGCGCAGGAGACGGCCGGAGCTGCCGGGCTGGACGCCGTTGCTAGCGCTCATCGCTGTGCTCCTTATGACAAGTGATTACTAGTAATGTCTTGTCATAAGAGGATAGCGGTTTAGTTCGTCCTCTGCAGATCCAGCCGCAGGTCCTGCTGGACGACGGGGTTCGCGTTGACGCTGACCGAGGCGATCGAGTAGACGGTGCCGGTGCTCTCGTCCTTGATCTGGTCGGTGTCCCTGACGTCCGTGCCGTAAGGCAGGCGCGCGACGACGTACCGGTACACGCGGAACGACTGGTCGCTCTGGCTGATCCCGGTCCGCGTCTTCTCGATCAGCGAGGCCGGGATGCCGGTCAGATAGGGCGTCAGGGACGCGACGGTGTCCCCGAATTCGGTCGTGGCCGTGCCGCGGAGTACCGACACGGTGGTCGTCGCCATGGCGATCATCAGGACTTCTTCCCGATGCTGCTGTGCTGGCTCGCGTGCATCTCGTCCCAGGGACCGGTTCCGGCGGGAACGGTGCCGACCCAGGCGAGCGGGTCGCGGTCGAGCTTCTTGTACGCCAGCGAGCGGTGGTGCCCGTCGATGATGACGAGTTTGTCGTTGCCCGGCTTCTGCACGACCAGGATCGGCTTGAGCTGTCCGGCGCTGATCTTGTCCGCGAACTTGGCGACCTTGGCCGGCTCACCCGTCGCGTTCCAGCTGTCCGCGTTGGAGAAGTCGAGGTCTGAGAGCGGCACGACCTTCGGGCCGTCCCACTGCACCGTCTTGACCCAGTTCACGGCCTTCGGCGGGTAGTCGTCGAGGAGCTGGTCGTAGACGTATTGCCGCGCCGCGAGCTGGTCCGCGGACTTGCTGGAGAGCAGCTGCTTCTTGCCGGCCACCGCTCCTCCTCCCGTCATCTAGGTCTCATCGAGGCTGTACTAGGTCGTGTACTAGGCCCTTGATCACGGCACGGTCGAGGACCGGCCGCCGAACGAGTACATGTCCACCCAACGCTCGTACAGGTCGTTGGCCTCGGAGTCCGGGTCGGAGGACAGCGGCGTCTGGTCGTCGATGAACGGCGTGCGCACGCGCAGCGAGCGGGACTTCTTCCAGGACAACTGCTTGATGCTGCGCCGGGCGAGCGGACTGAGCGTCAACGCGTTCTCGTCCACGTACTTCGCGCCCACACCGTCCTGGCTCACCTCCTCGACCGCGTTGCGGGCGAACAGCCCCGGCTGGCTGGCCATCCATGCGGTCTGATACGCCAGGGCGTAGCGCAGCCAGAACAGGTCCTGCGGCTGCATGTTCGCGCCGGAGACCTCGGGCGTGTAGTTGGTGTGCAGGTTCAGGACCTGCTGCGCCGACATGATCTGGCCCGTGGTGTAGGTCGTGCCGGTCACCGCGAGCACGTAGTCGACCGGGTCGACAGCCTCGACAGCACCAATTGACAACAGCGTTTGCGGGATCGTGACGTCGCACCAGGTGGAGAACATGGTCGACGCGATCGCCGAGACGGTGACGATCTCACTGGCCTGTAGCGGTGAGCCGCCGGTCGCGGCGGTGCTCGCGTTCCAGATGACGGCGTAGTCACCGGCCGCCTGGGAGGCCGAGATCGCCCACTGGTACGAGTACAGGCCGGTGGCCAGGTGCAGAATCCCGGACGAGGTCGGACCGAGGACGATGGAACCGGTACCGGCTGACTCGATCGTGATCGTCGGGTTGTACACATCGGCCGGCGGACCGCCCCCGTACTGGCTCCACGAGGATTCGAGGGTCGCGGTCTTGCCCTGGTAGTAAGTGGTCATGTCAGCCGCCTTAGTCCAGGACCCAGACGGCGGTGGGGAGCGTGCCCGCCGAGGTCGTCACCTTGATCCACTGGCCTGGGCCCAACCTGACCGGTGTGTTCGCGGGGATCGGACCGGCGGCCTGGCTGATGACGTTGCTCACGGCAACGGTGTTCACGCCGCCCGCGAGACGGGAGACGGCCACCGTCGTGACGTTGGTGCCACCGGAGAGGTAGACCGTCGCCGGGCGCCACAACGTGTTGCATACCGCCGTCCCGTCGACCAACGCCGGAATACCGGAGCTCGGCACGCCGGGCAGGTTCTGCTCCTTGATGATGCGCAGCCCCGTGCCCAGGCCTCCCGCGCCCGTACCGGTCTGGATCGTGATGGTCGACGGCGAGCCGACGAGCCTGATCTCACCGAGAGCAGCGGCCAGGCCTGCGCCCGTGTTCGCGCCGGCCGACTGCGCGTCGCGGAACTGCACCGTGCCCTCGGTGTCCAGCACCGCATGAATGATCGGTCCGGTGGCGGACTGCCCGGTACCGATGATGTTGAGGTGGTATGTGCATGACTCCACGCAGATCTGGTCGAAGTACATGGCATGTAGCGCGGAGACGGCGCCGCCCGAGGCGGAGTCCGAGTAGTTGCCGACCGGGCACAGGCCGCTCCAGGAGTACAGGAGCGTGACGTCGTTGCCGACCGTGTGCTCGGTCGCGTACAACGCGTAGGTGTACCCGCCATTGCACACGACGTTCTGCAGGTAGTTCGACGCGTTGTTGCCGTTGCTCGGCATCAACACACCGATGGACAGGCCGCCGGAGAGGGTGGAGACGGTGGAGTAGTCCCCGAGTCCGGGGGAGTTCTTGTAGAACTGGACCACGCCGTTGGTGCCGTAGCAGAAATTCCTCGCGTGGAACCGCGCCACCCCGAACGCGTTCACGGCCGAGTACGTCCAGCCGGAAGCGGAGTGCGTCGTCAGGATCGTGATGTCCTGCAGAACGAGGGCGGTGTTCGAGTACGTCGGCGTCGTGTTGGCACCCTGCAGGACGCCGTAGTTGAACTTCCCGGTCGGTCCTCCCAGGACACTCGGGTTGCCGCCCGCGGCGATGTTGTTGGACTGGTTGAGCGCGGTGGTGAAGACGCCGAAGGACTGGATCGCGCTGCCGGACCACACGGGGTAGTCGGAGTTCCAGTACCTGGTCTGGCCGGAGTCTCCGGCGCCGCGGAAGACGAGCGTGACGCCGTTGTTCTGCTCGGAGTTGACGGGGACGGTCAGTTGGCTGTTGAAGACCGAGTTGGTCCCGTCGGAGTTCTTCAGCGCGCCGCCGACGCCGTAGAACAGGCCTGCGGGCAGCGGGAAGTAGATCTCGGCGAGGTTGTGGGTGACGGCGTAGGAGTTCGCGGCGGCGATCGCGGACTGGATCGCGGACGTGTCGTCGGTGGCCCACATCACCTGGGCTCCGGTGACCGTGGCCGTGGCGTTGACGGACACCGTCACCTGGGTGCTGCTGGTGAACGCAGTGATCGTGCCGACCAGGCTGGTGTCCCCGGTGCTCTTGGCTCCCTTGACCGCGATGAGCTTGCCGACGTCGCCCGCGGCGAACTTCGCGTTGGTCAGGGTGAGCGCGCCCGAGCCGCTGGTCATCGACCCGGTGTTGTCCAGCTGTCCGTCGCCCTTGGCGCCGTAGGCGCTGACCGGGAAGATGTGCGGCTGCATCGGGTGGACGTGGCCGGCGTCAGCGACCTTGCCGATGGACCCGGGGGCGGCCGGGCCGAGGGGCTGGTAGTCGGCGGCCGTGTTGTCGATCTGGACGATGCCCGCGGTGGAGGTGTTTCCGGTGGGAAGCGAGGGCGCGCCGTGAACGTGGTCGCTGTGCGCGACGGTGGCCGCGGTGCCGTTGCTGCTCGCGGTGCCGAACGCGGCCAGTGCGGTGACGTTGCCGAAGGCCTCGCGTCCGTGGGTGTGATCGGATCGGGCGACAGAGGTCGCTACGCCGGCTCCTGCCGCGTCGCCAACGGCTGACGCACCCGGCGTACCGAAAGACTCCCGTGCGTGCTTGTGGTCGCTGGCCGCGAAAGTGACCGCGACTCCCGTCACTCCGGTGTCGCCCACCGCGGAGGAGGCGGGAGCGCCGGCCGCCGCCAGGGGGTGGGCGTGGTCGGAGCGCGCAGGGGTCGCCGCAGTGCCCGCGACAGCGGCCTGGCCGATGCCCAGGGTGGTGGCAGGGGCGGGGCCGAAGGACTCGCGTCCGTGGGTGTGGTCGGATCGGGCGATGCTGACCGCGACACCTGCCGCCGAGGCGTCTCCGACCGCCGAATTGCCGGGTGCGCCGAAGGCCTCCCGTGCGTGCTTGTGGTCGCTGGCCGCGAAGGTGACCGCGACCCCGGTCACGCCCGCGTCGCCGACGGCGGAGGCGGCCGGTGCCCCGGCTGCGGCCATCGGGTGGACGTGATCGGCGAGCGCGGGAAGAGTAGCCGTACCAAGCGCCGCAGCGGTTCCGATGCCGAGCGTCGTCGCAGGCGCGGTAGTCGTCAGGGACGGCGTGCCGTGGGTGTGGTCGCTGCGCGCGAGCGTGGCTGCGACACCGTTCGCGGACGCGGCGCCGTAAACGGTCTGACCAGCGACCGCACCAAATGACTCGCGCCCGTGCTTGTGGTCGCTGGCCGCGAAGGTGCTCGCGCTGCCGGTTGCTGCCACATCCCCGACCGCCGATGAGCCGGGCACGCCAGCCGCCGCTGTCGGATGGACGTGGTCAGCTCGAGCCGGCAAGGTCGCGGTCCCCGCTGCCGCCGCGGTGCCGATGCCGAGTGTCGTCGCGGGGGCGACCGAGGTGAGGCCCGGTGTTCCGTGCTGGTGGTCTTCCCGGGCGAAGGAGCCGAGGGTTCCGACCGCGCTGGCCGTCCCGTACGAGGTTCCGGCCTGGACGGTGGTGGCGGGCGTGCCGCCGGGTGACGGCTGCCAGGCGCCGTTGCCGGAGCCGTCGGTGTCGGTCCAGACGTAGCCGGCCTGTGCGCCGTGAGGGATCTGCAACGGGTTGGACGCCGCGGCGAGGTCAAGCGTGCCGGTCACGGTGCCGCCGGTCGTGCTGACCTTAGTCGGGTCGCCCCCGGTGACGCCGTTCGCGGTCACCGTCCCGCCTTCCCGTGGATGTGGTTGCTCAGGTGGTTTCGGGCTGTGCTTCCGGCTCCGCAGCGGATGCAGGCTCAGCGGTCTGCTCGGCTGCGGGAACCAGGACGGGATCGGCTGTCAGTTCCGTCTCGTCAGGCGCCTGCGGCGCCTGGGCGGCGAGCGTGATCATCGTCGGGGTGACGGTGCTCGCCGGTTCGTTGTCCGTGATCGAGGGCACGACCGGCACGGCGTAGGTGAGCACGACGTTGTCCGGGGCGCTCTCGTGCGGGCGGCAACCGGCGAAGAACGGAAGCCCCTTCGGGTGCACACCGGCCTGGATCGCGGCCTGGGCCGCGCCCGCGAGGTTCGCGGTGTGGTCCATCGTGTCCGGGTCGAAGTGGTGGCCCGGCAGGATCCGGTGCACCAGCTCGCGCAGCCAGTGGTGGCCCTCGCCGCCGTCCGGGGACCGGCGGGCGATCTCGGCTTCGATGTCGCCGTCCAGGGCAGGGTGCTGCTCGCTCACGGGTGCTTCTTTCAGTCAGGGGTCTGCTGTGAGGCCGGCGCGCCCGTCCCAGTACGCGCCGGCCTCGATCAGGGGGCGGATCAGACGCCGGTGGTGTCCTCGTGCACCGAGAAGGCCATCTCGTGGCCGACCGCGAACGCGCGCCGGGCGCGCATCTTGAGGATCGACTCGTCGGTCAGGGCCGCGAGACCGTTGCGACCGTCGATGAACACGGACTCGGGGCCCGAGCGCCGGCCGACGATCATGTAGTTGCGGTTGGCGAAGATCAGCAGGCCGTTGCCGGTCGGCGCCGAGTTGACGACGCCCGAGGTGCGCGCGCCGAGCGACCAGTGGATCTGGATGCCGAAGATCGTGTCCGGCGAGGACGCGGTGCCGCCGCCCGGGAATCCGGCGTTGCTCTCCTGGAAGATCGGCCGGCCGTTGTTGTCCTTGATGCCGCGCAGCAGGTTGCGGTAGGTGGGGTGCGCGATGCACACCATCTCCGAGATGTCGAAGTAGTTGCCCTGCTCGACCTTGGACAGAGCGGTCGACAGCGTGGTGTACGTGGTGCCGCCGGTCCCGGTCTGCACCAGGTTGCTGTTCGCGGTGTAGCCGGTCGCGCTGTCGCTCTGGGTCAGCGAGTAGTACACCGAGGCGAACGGGACGTTGGCACCGGGCGCGGCGGTGATCGCGAGGCAGGCGTTGTCGAACGCCTTGCCGTAGCTGGTCGCCCAGTCCTTCTGCTTGGTCGCGATGACGTCGGCGATCGCGTCGTCGATGTCCTCTTCCGCGATCCGGACGGCCTTGCCGAACTTCTGCGCGGTCAGGACGACGGCGTCGTTGGTGGAGACGTCCTCGGCGTAGGTGCCGCCCTTGGCGACCAGGTCGACGCCGATGCCCGCGGAGCGCGGGACGGAGCGGGTGTCGGAGTTCATGGGGACCGGCGAGCCGAGGGCCTCGACGCCGCTGATCTGGTTGACCCGCATGATGACCTGCGAGTCGAACTCCTCGGGGATCCACGCGTCCATCACGTCGCGTGCGCCGCCCGCGAGGGCGTAGACGGGGCCGAGGGAGGTGAAGCCGATGACAGTGCGCGGCGCCTTGAGCGGCGCCTCGGAAATGGCGCAGAACACTGAGTGGCCTTTTCGCTGGGTTCGGATGGGGTTTCGGCCCATCGCGGGCCAAGCGGTCGGCCCATCTCGGACCCAGCGTGGCTGCGGATACCTGTCCGCGCCGGTATTAAGGTATCACTGCTCTTTTGTCAACACCAGAATAAGACGGTTTCCTCGTCCGCCTGGCCGTCCTCGATGTGCCAGGACCGGAACTCGGGGTTGTCCGGATCGGCCAGGCCGACGATGACGTAGTGCACGTCCGGGTACGCGGCGAATGCGATGTCGGTCCGGGAGGGGGCGGCCGGCGTGCGGGGGTGGGAGTGGTAGACCACGTCCACGCGGTCGCCGGCCGCGTCGAGCTCCTGCCAGACGCGCAGCTGTTCTTCGGGGTGGAAGGAGAACAGCGACGGGTCGTCGGAGGCGTTGGCCAGCGGGATGAACCGCCCCTTGGCCGAGACCACGCCGCAGGCCTCGATCGGGCGCCGTGTCAGGCAGTCGCGCACGATCCGGCCCCGCAGCTGGGTTGAGATGCGCAGCGTCATCCGAGGCGCGCGTCCATCATCGCGGGCGTGACCCCGGCCGCGAGCTGCTGCCCGCACATCCACGCCGTCACGCCCGCGTACTCGCCGCACACCGCGGCCAACTGGGAGCAGATCGCGGCGCGCTGTTGGTCGGCCCGGCGGATCAGGACGTAGTCGTCCGAGTCCAGGCAGCGGACGGCGAGCCCGGCGATGTCCGTCCAGCCGTATGGGATGTGGTTGTCGACGTACCAGTCGGCCTTCTCCACGATCTTCGCGCGCTGATCGTCGGTGAGCGGGTCGCTGGAGAAGCGGAGCTCGTACCCGTCATATTCGGACAGGTTGGATCGGCGCGCGCCGCCCGGTTCGGCCTCGACGATCTGTCCGCCGGGCCCGACGACCACGGCGACGTGGTCGAAGCGGGAGCGCGACGCGCGGCTGAAGAAGGCCTTCCAGCCGCGCCGCTTGAGGCAGAAGAAGCGGATGACGGACGGGTAGAAGCCCCGTGTGCGGACGAGGACGTACTGCCCGACCTTGTCCGAGGTGTCCATCTCAGCGAGCGCCGATGCCGAGCTGCGCGGCGATCTTCTCGGCCGAGCTCAAGGGCTGCGGCTCGGCCTCGGGGCGGGGAGCGGCGGCGGCGCGCTTCGGCTTTGGCTTCGGCTTGGCCGCCTCGACCGGACCGAACAGCTCGGGGAACTCGTCCTTGAGGGCTTCGATCTGGTCGTCGAGTCCTGACGTGACCTCGCCGGTCTCGGCGTCGATCTCCACGTCCTCGGTGTCCAGCAGGCGCACCAGCTTGCCGACGGACGCGGCCTTCGCGCCGGCCTTGACGAAGGCGGACTGCGCCGCGGCGTTGACCGCCACCTTGCGGTACTTGGTCTCGGCCGCCTCGGTGGCTGCCTTCACGGCCTTGTCGACGGCGCGCTTGAGCTGGGCGGGGGTGAGCTCGCTGCCCTTCTCCTCCGCGGCGGTCTCGACCTCCTCGGTCGCCTCCTCCGTGGCCTGCTTCTTCAGCTCGCGCAGCTCGCGGCGGTACCTGGCCGCCTCGCCGTTGGCCTTCTTCAACTGGGCGCGCAGCTTCTCCTTCTCGTCGTCACCCGAGCCGGATTCGCCGCCGTCGCCCTCCTCCTCGACCTCGGTCTCAGCGCCCTCGTCGTCGGGCTCGACCTCGATCTCGTCGTCCGGCTCGGCGCCGGCCAGGGCGTAGACGGGGAACCCGGAACCGGTCACGCCGAGCAGGGTCAGGGGTGCGTCGCCGAAGAGGCAGTCGCGCATGTTCGTTTCCTCCATCACGGAGAGCGGGGACGTTGTCAAGAACTGTACACAAAAGTGCTTATCTTATGTGTCTGTCAGGGAAGTGCTTGGCGTGCACCGCTTTGCGCGCCCGTGCCTCGACCGTCTTCGGCAGCCCCGCCCCCTTGCGCAGCAGCCGGTCCGCCGCGCGCAGCCGCACCTTTTCCGACTCGCTGGGCAGCGACCAGCCGCGCAGGATCGCGCGCTTGGCCTCCCGGCGCATCGCCGCCGCGAGGTCGACCTGGTTCTGCAGGCCGGGGCGGTTGTAGATCGCAGTGTCGACGGGGTGCAGCGCCACCGGGCCGAGCCACGGGATCAGTCTGCACCGGCAGTTCGGGTGCAGTGGCGGCCCGTCGAGCCGCTCGGGGTCCGGCCACGGCGTCAGGGCACTGTCACCGAAGGTGAGACCGAGCGGGAAGGAGTCGCCAGGGCGCACGTAGTGGCCGATATGGGCGGCACAGTGGACACACGCGGTCGGCTCGCCGGCCCAGAGCAGGAACGCCCCGGCCTGCGCCGCGCTGTCGGCGGCGCCGCTGTTGGCGGCCCGGTTGACCGCCCAGCGCGCCGCCGCTTCGGCTGTGTTCGCAGCCTGGTTCGCCTTCGCGACCGGCTGCAGGACCGCGGAACGCAGGTCCGTGGCCAGGGACTGCTGCGCGAAGTGCAACGCGTCGTCGATGCGTTCGGCCACGCTGCCGGGCAGCGAGTCCAGGGCCTGGTTCAGAGCGTCGTCGGCGAGCGCGCCGGGCAGGCGGTCGACGGCCAGCAGCCCGAGCTGCTCCTGGGAAAAGGCGACGGCCGCGTGATAGGCGCGGGAGGCGAAGTCGGCGACGACCGGCGAGGGGTCGATGCCGCGCAGCGAGCCCAGTTCGGAAGCGAGCTCGGTCAGCAGCTGCGCCGCGTGCTGCGGCGGAAGCGGTGCGTCGGGGGAGCCGGCCAGAGAGGTGTAGAGCGCGGTGAGGCGGCGCAGGATCTCGGCGATCCGGGCGCGCAGCGGAGCAGAGGCGACTTGCGCCGCCTGCTCCTCCAGGTCGATCAGAGCGGCCGAATAGCCGGCGGTTGCCGCGAACACGGCCCCGGTGACGGGACCGGGGGACTCAGGCGCGCCCGATCCCCCGGTCGGGTCGGAGGTCACTTCAGGCGCTTGCCCATGGTCTTGGCGGTGACCCGGCGCACGGGCGCGGCCGGTGCGACGACGTGCCCGGCGGGCTCGGCGGCCGAGGGCGCCTTCGCCTTGGCGCGCCCGAGGGCGTCGGTCTTCATCGCCGGGACGGAGCGCGCTCCCTTGACGTTGCCGTATGCGTGCGCAGGCGCCTTGCGGGTCATGGTCACTTGCCCTTCTTCTTGGCGGCGGACTTCTTCAGCGCGCCCATCGGGTGAGTGTCGGTGCTGCCATCGGTGTGCCGGACCTTGGCGATCATTCCCGCGGTGCCGACGACGGTCCCGGGCTTGCCCTTCGGATCGACCACCTTCGCGCCCTTGGCGACCTTCTTGGCAGGGCTCTTCTTCGCTGCGGCCATCAGGCGGTCCCTACTGTGAGTTCCTCGTGGGAGCTGTCGCTCAGGTTCAGCACGGTCATGATCACCTTGTTGACGTCGGCCGCGTCCAAGACGCCGAAGCCGGTCGCGGTGCCCAGCTGCTGGGCCGCTGCGGCGATCTTGACGAGCAGGTCGACGCGCTGCTCGAGGCCTTCACCGTTCACCAGCCAGGAATCGACCATGTCCGGGTCGTAGCCGGCCTCGAGCAGGGTCTGGCGCACAGGGACGCCGGCCTGCTGTTTGGCCTGGATCATCGACCAGCCGGCGGCGTCGTCGATCGTGGCGGCCGGGATCCAGCGCAGCGCGATGTCCGGGTCGCTGTCCACGCCCGCGACCTTCAGGGCGAAGTCGAAGACCTCCAGCCAGGTCGAGCCGTAGCTAATCTGGCGCTTGCGCACCTTCTTCAGCAGCGGGACCTCGCTGGCCCGGATCGACTCTCCGGACGGGGCCAGGCGGGAGTAGACCTGCGGGTCGAAGTAGTGCAGCGGCGTCCGGGTGACCTGGGCCATCATCCGGATGTAGGTGTCGAGCGGGGCGAGGAAGATCTCAGGGTTCGGTGGTGTGAACTGGCCGGCCTGCTTGACCCCGTTGAGCCACCACACCTCGCCGGGGCCGCTGCGCAGTGTCGAGTCGTGGCCGGTGTCCTCGAACCGGTTGATGTCGTCGTCGGCGTCGAAGTCGGCCAGCTCGTCGGACTGGTTGCCGGCCTCGGACAGGACGTAGCGCTGCGGGAAGCCGTGGTAGTCGATCGTCGCGGTGTGCGTGATGATCAGTTTGTTGATGGCGTCCTGCGGCCCGTAGGCGGCGCGGTGCTCGGGCGTGCCGTAGGGCAGGTCGGTCCTGAAGTGGAACACGGGGATCTGGCCGTACGGGTTCTCGATCGGCCAGCCCTCGTCGCCGTCGTCCTCGTACAGCAGCCAGTCCTTGAGCTGGTTTCCCTTGGAGTTGGGCGCCGAGATGTACTTCTCGATCCGGTCCCGGTAGTACAGGTTGACCCGGTTGCGCGGCTTGGACGCGGTGCCCAGCGGTCCGGGCTCGGTCCACTTCTTGATCGCGAACCGCTTGACGCGTGGGTTCTCCGCGTCGTAGATGATCCGGGTCGTCTTCGGCGAGTTGTAGAAGATGTCTACCTTGGTGTTGACATCGTCCGCGGCGCCGTCCGGGCGGCGGGTCGCCAGCTCCTTGCGGCTGTGTTGGATCTCGGCGTCGTTGGTGTCGTTGGCCAGCTCCGGATCGTCGTCGCTGTCCGCGGCCGAGGGCCAGACGATGACGTACGCGTCGCCGAATTCGCCTGTGCGCAGGTGCAGGCTTCCGGCCGTCAGGTCCATCAGGTTGTGCGCCCAGATCTCCTGCAGTACGTCGTCGACATGCTGGTCGGCGCAGGTGAGGGAGGCGATCTCCAAACGGTCGGCCATGGTGTCGACCGGGGTGCTGGCGAGGTTGAAGCGGAAGGAGACACCTGTGCGCTCCAGGGCCCGTCGAAGCCTGATGCTCGCGAAGAACTCAGGCATCGTACATTCGTAATACATTTCGGCGCGGTGGTAGTCGGGCAGGGAGTTGGCCAGCTGCTGCAGCCCGACCATCAGGTCCGGGTTGGCAGCGCGCGCCGCTCGGCTGGCCACGGTCATATCCTCCTGTTGTCATACGACAGTGGACATGGTAGCGAAAGCGGACATGAGCGGCGATCACCGGACATAACCGGTACCAAGGTTGACAAATAGTCACGTCGCATCGGATGATGGTTGCGCGGCTGGTGTCTGATGACGCCTCGTCTGGGCGCAGGTCTCTTCAGTGCGCTACCGCGAGGCGCGTGAAGACGGCACCAGCCGCACCCGGCGGGGTAGCTCAGACGGCAGAGCAGGCGGCTCATAATCGCTGTGTCACGGGTTCAAGTCCCGTTCCCGCTACCGGTCGGCGCAGTCCCTCCTCCCCGGGATTGCGCCGACTTTCATGTCTGTGCCCTGTCTTGACAAATAGTCACGTGGTCGGAATGATTGACACATAGTCACAAAGACCAGGGGAGAGCAGCAGTGAACCGGTTCCCGACCGTCGAAGCCGTCCGCGAGCACCTGCGTAACCCGACCGAGGCCATGTTCAGGGGCGGCCGGGAGGAGCGCGAAAGCCGGGAGGCGCAGATCAAGGCCATCGCCGACAATCCGACGCTGATGCTCAGCCGCGGCGGCCGGCTGGTCTGCTACAAGGACGACGGAGACTGGCGCGTCGCCGTTCCCGGCGTCATCCGACACATCCCCGTGCCGTTCATCGACGTGCGCAGCAAGACCAAGGCCCTGCTGTTCGCCCAGATCCTGGAAGAGGGCATCGACATGCCCTGGGACGGCGACGACGTGATCGATGCCATGTTCGCCTTCCCGGACACGCACGGCGAGTCGCTGCCACAAGCGATCATGCGCATCGTCGCCGGCAACGACAAGCTGGACCCGAAGGACATGATCGCGGCCGAGGTCGCCGCTCAGGACGCGAGCCGCGCCAGGCAGGAACGGATCCTGGCCCGAGAGACGACGGCCGGCTACACCGAGCGGATTCAGACCTCGGAAATCAAGCCGGGCGACGAGATCTCGTTCGCGTACTCGAACAACCTCCCCTATGCCTGGCGGGGTCTGGGAATCCACACCGATCGCAACTGGGCCAGCATCACGATCCGCGCCCGCGTGCTCGACGAGGGCAAGCTGATGACCCGGCACGGCAACAACTACGACGAGCTCATGGACGGCTTACGGTTCACGGCCGAGAGCGTGTCCTGGTTCGACGACAACGGCGACGCGACCGGTTCGCTTCCCGAGTACGCGACCGTGCCGACTGCCTCCTGGTCGGCTCGCGTGCTGCGCAAGCCGAAGGCGGCCGGGAAGTGATCGTCGCCCACTACCCGGAAACCGAAGCGCCTGCAGACGAGGAAGTGCTGCAGCACCTGCTCGACAACGAGGCGACGCACCGCGTCGAGGCCGAGTACCAGATCGCGGACGAGTCGTTCGCCACGCTTTACCGCCTGATTCCGATGGGTGGGCACGAGTTCCCATTCGTGCTGGTCTTCAACGACTTCGCGTTCGCCGACACCCACCAGGTCTTCGGCACGTTCCGGGCGGCCGAGGGCGCCTTCCTGACCGTGGTCGACGTACTGCGCGAGAACCACCTCAAGGACTGTGACAAGGGTCGGGACAAATGCCGGCACGCGCCGCCGTACACTCCGCCACCTCCGCCGAAGATCGTCCGACGTTCGACCAAGTCCTCCGCCTGACCAGGACTGGCTAACGGCTGAGGTCACGCGTAGGAGTGCGAGCGACCGGATGCCTTCTGGCCGCTCGCCTGCTTGCGTCGCAGGAACCGGCACACCGCCGAGCCGACCGCGTCGACCATGTCGTCATGGCTCGCCTTCGGGAAGGCGACCATCTGCTCCTCCAGCGCGCCGAGGCGCTTGACGTGCTTGACCCGGCCGCGCTGGTAGTGCGCGAGCAGCTCGGCCGCGCGCACCTCCTTCTTCACGCTCTGCTCGAAACACTGCAGCTTGACCGGCAGATGGTGCAGGATGTCGAGCCAGAGCTCCTTGCCCTGGTTGTCCTCGACGATGACCAGGCCGATCTCGGGGTGCTGTTCGAGCAGCTGCAGGATCTTCGTGCGCAGCGCCGCTCCGGTCAGCTTGACCTGGGCGGCGTAGCGCACTTCGCACAGGCCGAGATTGCCGACCACCTGGCGGCGCACCGTCTCGGCGTCCCCGGCCGGGGCGCCTGCGCGCTGGGCCGGCGGCTGCCAGGCCACGATCGCCAATCCGGTGTAGTCGGAGTTCTTGCCAGTGGAGACCGCCGGGTCGACGGAGAGCAGGACCTTGGTCGTGGCGGGCAGCGTGCCGTAGGCGAAGTCGTCCAGCGTCCAGTAGTCGCCGTCGGCGCCGAGCGGCGAGTTGGCGAAGTTCTTCAGGTACGAGCGCGTGTGCCGGATCGCGCTGAGGAACGCGAACGACCACTTGGCCGGCCAGATCGAGCGCTCGGTGCCGTCGGCCCGGGTGACGATCGGCGGGTAGTAGTGGACGCGGATGTTCTGCTCGGCGATCCAGGACTCGGCCTCCTCCCGTTCCTCGGTCACCGACTTGACGAGCTGGTGGACGATCGAGCCGGGCATGGTGACCGTGCCGACGATCACGACGCGGGCGTACTCGGAGAGCGGGAAGATGACGTCGGTGACGGTCTTGAGACGTCCCTCGACCTGGTACTCGGAGTATTTGTCCTCGCCCGGCTCGATGTCGTCGAGCAGCAGGAGGTCCGGTCGCTGCCGGCCGACCTTCAGGCCGAGCGAGCTGGTGTCGATGCCCTTGGCGGCGAACACGAACCCGGATGCGGCGATGTACATGCCCTTGGTGTCCGAGGCGGTGACGCCGCGGTTGCGGACGGCCGGCTGGCACAGCTTCGGGAAGTCGTTGCGCAGGTGCTTGTTGTTGTCGAGCTCGTGTTTGAAGGTCTGCAGGTGGGTCTCGGCCTGGCCGGAGGAGTCGGAGAAGGCCGCGATGAACTTCTTGTGGCCGTGGGCGGCGGCCCACATCGGCAGGATCAGGAAGAACCAGGTGGACTTGCCCATCTCGCGGGGCGCGACGTAGGCGTCGCGGTGCTGGCGGGGCCGCTTGGACTTGATGATCCAGCGCCGCGCCTGCCGGCACCAGTCCAGGTGCGCGTCCGCGAAGGTGACCTTGTCAAGCCACTGCTTCGCAGCGTGGCGGGCGACCTCGAGGGAGACGGGAACCAGAGGATCGGGGTCGAAGTCGAGGTCTTCTTCCTCGTAGTCGACCGTGCCGCCGGTCGCTTCGCCGACGAGGTGGTGCCGGAAGTAGATGACGGCCCAGAGCAGCGGGTCCAGGCGCGTGAGGGTGCGCCGGCCCTCGGGGGTGGCGAGCATCCTCGGGTCGAACCGGGCGAGGTAGGCCTCGAGGTCGAAGTTTTCCGCGCTCTGCCCGGCGAGGTAGCCGGTTGCGGGGGCGGAGACCTCGGCGCGGGCAGACGGTGGGACGGTGCCGACTGCTGTCACGGTCTAATGATCAGGTATTGATATCGTTGCGCGCCAGTCCCGCGCGCAGGACCTCGATCACAGCCTCCGCAGCCTCCTGATCACGCGGCATCCCGCACTCGACACAGAATCGGTGGTAGAAGCTGCGCGGGTTCGGTGAATACAGGTGCGGATCCTGCTGCGAGCCGTGCCAGACGACCGGCGCGTTGTAGACCTTGTCCAGCGCCTCGCGCATCATGTCCAGAGTCAGCGTGCCGCCGGACGCAGCCGTGCTGTAGTCGGCCGCCTGCTCGGTGAACAGGCCGGCGAAGTGACGGTCGAGCTCGGCCGCGTCCGGCATCCCAGCCTCCTTACGCCCGGCTCTTGGCGATCTGGTCAGCGATCCGCTGCGCCGAACTGCGTCGGGCCGTCTCGTCCTTGCGCTCCTGCTCGCTGGCCGGCGGGAAGACGACGTGCAACTCCGCCGAGGCGCCCGCAATGCTCAGAGGCCGCAACAGTTCGGTGAGTGGGGCGAGCAGTGTGGAAACGTCCGTCGCGTCGCCCTGATCGGCTTCCGCGGGCGCGCTCACCTCGGCGCTGACAGGCACGTCGGGCAGGCCCAGCTGCTTGCGCACGATCCGGCGAATCCTGATCGCCCGCGAGAGCGCTTGCTCGTACACGGACAGGATCCAGTTCCCCTTAACCTTCCCGGTCAGGACGTCGACCGCGTTCGTCACGGCCTGGTCAACGGCGTCGAGGATGTCCTCGCCCGCGTCGTCGACCGCCAGCACCTTGTACGCACGGGAACCGACGAGGGGGAGGTGCTGACCGCCGCTGCCCAGGTCATAGACACTGATCTTGGACACCGCGAGGCCGGACAGTTCGGCCGAGGTCTCCTGGTAGATCAGGTAGGAGCCGTCGTAGTAGGTGGTGTTCTCTTGACTCGGCTCGGCGCGCTCGACGTAGACGATCCGGCCGAGGTAGGGCGGCTTCGTGGCCGGCGGGACGGACGGGGTCTCGGTGTCGGTGCTCATCAGGGGTCTTCTCTCATGTGGGGACGGTGGTAGAGCAAGACGGCCGCGCCCCTGGGCAGACGCGGCCGTCCGGGTCCTGCTACGAAGCGGAGTCGGTGACGGTGACCGACGCCGGGGTGTTGTCGACGATCGTGATCGTGTCGGAGCCGGACACGCCGTTGTCCGTGGTGGCGGTCACGGTGACGTCGCCGAGCGGCGCGTTCGTCAGGAGCCGCACGTCCGGGTTGGACGGGTCGGTCACCAGCGTGCCCGCGCTCGCGGTCCAGGAGACCGGAGTGCCGGGAAGCGGCACGCCCTCGGCGTTGGCCACGGCCGCGGCGAGCCTCGGGCTGGAACCGAGCGGGTAGGTGTTGGACACGGAATCCTCCAGGGTGGTTACAGTGACGTGCGCCGGGACGAACGCCCGGACGATTGCCTCGAGCTGCAGCAGCTCGGCTTCGAGCTCGCGCAGCTCGATGTCCAGATCGCGGTGCCGATGGCACTTCGCGTGGTCTCGGATGTGCGAGATGCGGTCGGACGGTCTCATCGTTTACGGGCTCCCTTGCGTTCGGGCAGCGCCCGGAAAGCGGTCTTCTTGCCGCCTTCGGCGACGTTGCGCTCGGCCCATTCATGGGCGAACGGCTTGTGGGTGGCGAACAGGAATCGCCACTGGGCCTTGCTGTGGTTCGGGCCGGGCGACTTGCGGGGTCCGGACGCTGCCTTACCTTTCTCGGCCATCGACGCCTTCCTCTCGGTCTTCGTCCCGTTGCGCGGTGTGGTCCGGGCCCGTGCTGCGGATCAGTGCGCCGACGTCCTCGAACAGGGACGCCGACCGGTCCCAGGCCGCGCCGCCGGGCTCCCAGTCAGCCGGGTCGTCCATCGGGAGGAAGGTGATCCCGCCGACCTCGGTGACCACTCAGGCACCTGTCGCCTTCTGCGCGATGCCGACCAGAGCGTCCGTCAGCTTGTCGACGCGCCTGCGCTCGTCGTCGTAGTCCTTGCGCAGCGCGCGCTGGTCGTCCACGCCCTCCTCAAGCTGCGTGATCGCGACGATGACACCGCCGCTGAGGTGGTCGGGCCCCACTCGAACTCTGATCAAGACCGCCAGCTCCCGATGTTCTCGATCTGCGCGATGTCCCGGGTGTTGTCCGCGATGTGGTTCGCGGCGTCGGCCGGGGTGTGGAAGCCGGTCTGCGTCTTGCGCAGCTGCGGCGCCATGGCGAGGACGGCGTCGTGGAATGTGGCCGAGTACAGGTCGCCGTGCTGCGGATCCTGGTACCGGTTGACGTAGCCGACGACGGCGCTGCCGAGCTTGACGTGCGCCTGGGCGGGGCTGACGGCGTGCACGTCGAACCTCAGCGAGCTGGGCTGGCTGACAGTGTTGCGAGCGCTGCCGTTGCCGGTGACGCCGCCGGTGTCCATGGGCCAGCCGGGCAGCGGGGTCTGGTTGTCGAAGCTCACCAGATCACCACGCCGTATGGGAGGTTGATCAGAACCTCCCGATCGTCGACCGTCATAGCCCACGCCCGCGCAACGCCGTAGCGGATCACAGGGTCCTGTCTGACGGGTGCGTGCTCAACGATGACCGATGCCTGCCACGCCTTCTTGTCGCCCATCTCAGGCCGCCAATGCGGCCGGGGCAGCAGCCGCGCACTGGTGGTCGATCACGGTGTGGATGACGTCGAGCATCGTGACCGGAACGACGGTCTCCACGGGGACCGCCCACCGGCCGCCGCACGCGTCGTGCTCCAGCTCGATCGCGCCGTCCTGGGCCCGTACGACCTGGATCGTGTGCGCCGCGGGAGCGGTCGGTGCCGCCGTCCCGTCGGCTCTGCCTCGTGCCGTCATCCCAGGTTCTCCACTGCGGACTGTTCGCCGGCCTCGGCGAGGTCGACGTCGAACTCCCTGGCCCAGCCTTGTGCGCGTAGCAGGACGAAACCGGGCGGGATCAGCTTGTTGATCTGCTCGTCGTGGTCCCAGCGCACGACCTCGACGTCGGTCAGGACGGCGTCGTTGGCCTCGACGATGTTGGCGAGCAGGTCCTTCATGCCGCGCCGGTAGACCGGCGAGTCGGCGTCCTTCTCGGTGACGATCTGCTGAAAGTAGTAGCTTTGATCAGCCATCGATGGCTTCTTCCTCCTCGGCGAGGATCTCGACCTCCTCGGCGGCGGCGCGCGCCTTGGCCTCCCGGATCATCTCCTGCAGTTCCAGGTCGAGCTGCGTGACCGGGGTGATCTCGCCGGACACGTTCAGCTCCCTCGGCCGCTCGGTACCGCACAGGACGTCGATGCGCTGCATCACCTGCGTGACCAGGCGGCCGACCTTCTCGACCTCTTCGACCTTGCGGCAATTGGGCAGCAGGGCCAGGTAGATCTTGAGCATGCGCTCGTAGCGGTCCAGCTGCAGGGCGCGCACGTCCTCGCGCAGCTCGGCCGGGATGTACTCGCGCAGCGCGCTGGTGATCCAGACGTTGACGACCGAGGGCGTGGTGCCCATCTCGTCGGCGATCTCGCGCACGTTGTAGGCCCGGGTGCGCAGCTCCATCGCGTAGCGCTGGCGTGCCTTCAGGTCCCCTGGGTCAGGGGCGGTGAAGGCCGGCTCGACCGCCTTACCGGGCATCGGCCAGCTCCAGGGTGTGCCGGCTGATCGCACGGTAGACCGCTTGGTACGAGACGCCGGCCTCCTGCGCGATCTGCTTGTAGGTGCTGCCCTGCGCGTGCAGCGCGGCCCAATGCGCGGCCTGATCCTCGTTGCCGTAGGACAGGGCCGGGGCGCTCTGATGCTGCGCCTTGCCTGCGCGGAAGGCGACGAACTGCCCGTCGACCTTGACGAGAGCGGTCAGGCCGAAAGCGGCTGCGGTCTTCTCGATCAGCTTCGCGAACTGGTCCGGGGAACCGTCGAAGTCGCGGCCGGCACGGTAGATGTGCGGCTCGCCGTCCAGCAGCTCGTCCCAGCGGTATTGCATGATACGGACATTGTCGTCAAAACCATGACAATACGTCAATTCCCTTGGCGGCGCGGCAGCCAGTCCTGCAGGTCCCGCGCGTCGAGCTCGACCGGCAGCAGCCGGCCCGGGGTGTAGGAGTACCAGTCCTCGCGGTCGCGCCAGATGTCGCGGCGCACGCGAAGGCGCACGAACCACTCGCCGTAGTACCGGCACCAACCGGTCACCAGGGCGGGGGCGAACCCTGATCCGGTCCAGTAAACCGCCGGGGTCCGTACACGGCGAACGCGCTCGGGAGGAAAGCGCGACCACTCGCTGCGCGTGATCCGGGTCAGCGCCTGCGGAAGATCCTGCGCCATGGCGACAGCTTAGAACGAGTGTTCGAATGAGGCACGGGCACGCGCAGACGCCGAGACCCCCGTGCTTTCGGCCACCGGGGGTCTCGACTTACGGCCTCGCCGTCACGTCAGGCTCGGTCCCGTCGGACACAGACGGCTCTGACGCCCGGTCGCGCGACCCCGCCACCGCGAGGCATGCCGCGACGCTTCGCACCGCCCTGAAACCTGAGCCGCCAGCGTAGCGCGATGCGGGAGGTTTCCCACATCCTCCGATCGGTTCAGACCCGCTCGGGCCAGTGCCAGGTACCGCCCGGATACGGCAGCGAGGCCGGGCCGCCGTTGATCGAGATCGGCGTGAGACTTCCCTCGTCCTGCTTGCAGCCCTGGTTCAGGAAGAGTCCGGTCGGATTGAGCACGCATAGACCGACGATGGAGGGATCATCAGCCGAAACCTCCGTCACGATCGCGGCGCGGCACTCCTTGCCGTACTCGCCGCCGGGCGTCCCGTACGAGACGTAGTGCACGATCCGGCCCACCGAGGGCCGGGAGGTTTCCGTCATCATCCATCCTTCATCGCGTCGGCAGGGATCGGGAGGTTTCCCGATTCCTCCGTCATTCCTCGTCCTCGGACAGCTGTCGGTGCACCTCGCCGCGCAAGGCGACACGGGCGAAGTCCAACAGGCCGAGCAGTCGGTAGTAGGGCACTCCGTCACCGCTGGTCAGGTAGTAGACCCCTGTCGACCCGCAGCCGTCGTCCTCGAACCGGGCCTGGGCGGCGACGACCACGAACTCGGTCAGCACGCCGACACCGAGGCCTTGTGCTTCCAGGGCTTCGCGCACGGCCGCCTCGAGCCGCTCGGCCGCGGCCTTCTGCTCTGACGTCACGCGGTCGCCGGCCCGGTCAGGGAGGTGAGCGAGTAGCCCTGGTCCGGCGCGGCGCCCGCGGCCTCCTGGCCGGCCCAGCGCACGGTCGGCAGCCGCTCGCCGGAGTGCGGATGATCCAGGTAGCCGGTCACCGTGCCGCTCTCTCCGGACAGCCGGTGCGTGACGGCCGAGCCGACCGGCAGCGGCATGTCGGCCGGGGTGTCGTTCGGGCGCTCGTACCAGGCGCCCGAGTTCATCGTCCCCGAGTCCGCGTCGTACATCCGTGACTGCGCGGTGTCCATGTCAAGGAGTGTAGACGTGGGCTCGGCTGAGGCGTTACCGGTTCGGCTCGTCCGGGAGCGGAGCCGGCCCGTACTTGTCCACGACCAGGCGCATTCCCTGCGCGATGACGTCGGAGACCGAGCGCTTCTCCTGCTTGGCGAACTCTTCGATGGCTGACCAGAGGTCCTGGTCGGATTGTTTGACGTAGATAGTCCTGTTGGGCACGTGCTCAGTCCTTCGCGGCGAACGGGTTCGGGACGGGCGCAGGCAGCGGGGAAGGGGTGTAGGGCACCGCGGTCCGCCGCACCGGTTCAGGGCGGTGGGGGCCACCCAGATACGCGCGTAGTGCGTCGGTCACCAGCTCGGAGAGTGACTGGCGCGAGTCCTTCGCCAGTTGCTTGGCCTCCGCCCACAGATCGGCGTCAGAGTCCTTCTTGTAGATGATCTGGTTAGACATACGCGTGACTATATGTCAACAGTCACGATCCGGGCAAGTCCGGCACCTTCGACCAAACCGGGACCCGTTTCCGGCGCGCGGGGAGGAAACAGGCGGATTCGGGGGATGGGTTCCTCTCTCCTATAGCCGTTTCGCAAAACACGTGAATACGTACGTAGGTCGTATGTCGCGTGTAAGTACGTACTTATACAAAAAGTTCTCGCTCATATAAGGGTGTAGGAGGTACCTCCACCTCCTCCCGGAACCGGCCCTCGGTTCGGATTCTGCGCCTGAACCGGCCCGTTGTTACCCGCCAGTAAGTAAGTGGCCACTAACGTGACTATTTGTCTTGACGGATAGTCACACGGGTGGGACGCTTGTCCGGCAAACCCCTCACGACTTGCGGAAGGAGCCCGCGTGTCCCCCATGCCTGTGGAGGAGGCCGTCTTCGCGATCGTCAGCGGGGACCACCCCGAGGACAACGCGAACGACCCGAACTTCGACCTGACCGTGATCGACCTGCTGCAGACCGAACTGCTGACGGCGCACCGCGCGCAGGACCACGCCATCTGCCTGCAGTTGACCGACAAGGGCCGCGACGCCCTGACCGTGCTCGCCCTGATCGAGGACACGGACGCCGAGTGATGGCCGAGACCCTGCAGGAACGCGTCGACGTCGCGTGCTCGGCGCACACCGTCCATGACCAGGCGTTCAACGAGCTGATCCGGTCCGCGGTCGCGGTGATCGGGCTGTCGATCGCGCCGGCCGACACGCCGGACCTCGGGGTGAAGCAGACCGGCGCCGGCCTGCGCATGGCGACCGCCGCCCGAGACTTCGCCCTGGCCGTGGACACACTGCCCGAATCCGAGCGCCCGATCGGCTGGAAGTCCCTGATCCCGGCCGAGAGGCTGCAGGCCGCACTGGTCCAGCTGCGGGAGGAAGCCCGCGACATGGGCGACGGCCTCTACCCCGACGCCGTGCGATTCGGCCTGAGCAAGGCGATCGCCGTGGTGACGCTCGCGATCGGGGGTTCCTCCCCCGAATCCTCCGCTCCGGCGACCCGCGTCGACCACGGTGGACCGCAGGGCGACCGCGGTGCCTGGGACGACCCGATGGTCCGCGCCGCGGTCAGGAGCTCGATCGCCGACGGGACCGCTGCATCCTGTGCGGGGGAGGGCTGATGACCCTCCTCCTCAACCGCGAGGCGACGACTCTGTCCGACGCCCGGCGCACGGTCGCGGCCGGCTTCCCGCCCGAGATCGCCGACAACGCCGCGCTGGTCCTCTCCGAGCTGGTGACCAACGCCCTGCTGTACACGCTGCCCGGGGACGTGCGCGTGATCGCGCAGCGCGACCGGCGCAGTGCGCGACTCGTGGTCGCCGACCCCGGATCGGCCGCCCTCCCCGACGATCGCCCGGACGACGAGCACGGGTGGGGCCTGAACCTGGTCGAGGAGCTGTCCGACCGCACGGGGGAGTGGACCACCCCGACCGGGCACCACATCGTCTGGGCCGCCTGGGACCTTTTCTAACCTCCGCCACCCCCATCTATCAAAGGACACGTAAACCGTGCAGTGCATTGATGTGCGCACCCAGCAGGAACTCGACGACGCGTTGAAGTCGGCCGGCGCCTGCATCCACCTCGTCGGTGACGGAGAGTTCACTCTGAAAGGCAGCGCGAGCGTCACCGCCTGGGACACCGCGAGCGTCACCGCCTGGGACACCGCGAGCGTCACCGCCTCGGGCAGCGCGAGCGTCACCGCCTGGGGCAGCGCGAGCGTCACCGCCTGGGACACCGCGAGCGTCCGCGCCTCGGGCAGCGCGAGCGTCACCGCCTGGGACACCGCGAGCGTCCGCGCCTCGGGCAGCGCGAGCGTCACCGCCTCGGGCAGCGCGAGCGTCACCGCCTGGGACACCGCGAGCGTCCGCGCCTCG